CTTTCGCTTTAAATTCTGCACATTTAGATCCGTTCGAATCCGGTTGGACTTAGGTCCTGGGCCGGTGGGCTATGGTTGGGTGGGCGACGAAGGGTGATGAGATGAGGGGGCCAAAACCGACGCCGACGCATCTAAAAATCCTACGCGGCAATCCTGGCCAGCGCCGTTTGCATCCTGAGGTTGAACCGGCTGCCGCCGCAGACATTCCCGATCCGCCCGGGTTTTTGACGTCCGACGCCAAGGTGGAATGGCGGCGAATTGTCACCGAGTTATATCGCTTGGGATTGTTGACGCTTGTCGACGAACGCCCGTTCGCGGCTTACTGCCAGGCTTACGGGCGTTGGGTCGCGGCGGAAAAAGCGATTGCCAGGATGGCCGAAGGCGACCCACTGAACCACGGATTGATGATCAAGTCTGACACCGGCAACACGATTAAGAACCCACTGGTCGGGATTGCCAGTCAATCTGCCGCCGAGATGGTGAAATATGCCGCCGAGTTCGGATTTACTCCTGCCGCCCGCGCCCGCATCGCCGCTGGGGTTGCTTCCGGAAGCGTCAAGTCGAAGTTTGCCGGCCTTATCGGCGGAAGTGAAGCGGACGCTGGACGGAAGGCGGCGCGCGGCGCGCGTTATCAGGTTCATCGAAACGCTGACGGTGCCGAGTGGGAAGGGCCAGGGGAAGCGGTTCAAGCTGGCGACGTTCCAGAAAAATTGGATTCGGGACATCTACGAGCCGCACCGGAACGGGCGCCGGGTGGTGCGCCGAGCGATCCTGTCCATCGGCCGGAAAAATGGCAAGACGGCGTTGATCGCGGCGCTGGCGCTAGCACACTTGGTAGGACCGGAAGCGATTCCGAACGGTGAAATCTATTCGGCAGCGAACGATCGCGACCAGGCGGCGATCGTGTTCAAGTTCGCTCGCCAGATCATCGAGCAGGAGCCCGAGTTGGTGGCGATGGTCGAGGTGGTGCCTTCGACCAAGACCATGGTGGCGCGACCGACCGGCTCGATCTATCGCGCGGTGTCGGCGGAAGCTGGTACGAAGCACGGCTATTTACCGAGCCTCGTCATCTACGACGAGCTGGCACAGGCGAAGAATCGCGATCTCTACGACGTCCTCGACACTTCGTTCGGCGCCCGCGAGGAGCCGCTGTTCGTCACCATCAGCACGCAATCGAACGATCCCGAGCACATCCTTTCGAGGCTGATCGACGACGGATTGTCGAAGACTGATCCGGCAATCGTTTGTCATCTGTACGCCGCGGACGAGGACTGCGCGCTCGACGATGAAGCGCAATGGGTGAAGGCCAATCCGGCGCTCGGCATCTTTCGCGATCGCGAGGACCTGGTCACCGCGGTGCGCAAGGCGATGCGCATGCCGGCGGAAGAGCCGAAGGTCCGCAATCTGTTTCTCAATCAGCGGGTCTCGCCGTCATCGCCGTTGATCGCTCGCGCCGAATGGTTCGCTTGTGCCGCAAGCGGCCCGATTGAGTTCGTCGATGGTGAGGACGTTTATCTCGGCCTCGACCTGTCGAGCGTGCTCGATCTCACCGCGCTGGTGATGGGCTCGGTCGATGAGCCGATGCGAGTGCAGTCTTGGTTCTGGAAGCCGGCCGAGTTGTTGCGTGAGCATGGCGATCGCGATTTCGGCGCTGGCAACCAGCGTTATGTCGAGTGGCACGACGCCGGCCATCTCAACACCAGCCCTGGCAAGAGCATCGCGCCCGAGGTGATCGCGCGGTTCGTGGCTGAACTGACACAGCGCTACCGGATTCGCGGCCTGGCCTATGATCGCTGGCGCATCGACGAACTGATGCGTGAATTTGATCGGCTCGGGCTGCAGACCTACAAGGACGGCGACAAGGGCGATGGCTTGCGCGTGGTGCCGTGGGGCCAGGGCTTCAAGGACATGGCGCCGGCGATCGATGCGCTCGAGCTCGCGATCACCGAGCGCTCGCTCGTGCATGGCAACAACCCGCTCTTGAACTGGAACATCGGCAACGCCATCGCCACCACCGATCCGGCCGGCAACCGCAAGCTCGACAAGGGCAAGGCGCGATTCCGCATCGACGGTGCGGTGGCGCTCGCGATGCTGCTCGGGCTCCGCGCGCGCGATCGGCAAACGGACAAGCCGATCGATATCGAAGCTCTTATCGGGTAGCACAGTAAGACCGCCGATGTCCGAGCGCGAGGCCTGGCATCATTTTTATGGCGGCTATTGGCAGCGGCGCCGGCGGTTGCATCTGCTCGAACACCCGCTTTGCAAGTTCTGCGCTGAGAACGGGCTGGTCGTCCGTGCGAGCGTGGTCGATCACGTCAAGGCGCACCGCGGTGACTGGAATTTGTTCGTGCTCGGTGAGCTGCAATCGCTGTGCAAGCACTGCCACGATTCGATCAAGCAGAGGCACGAGCAGACGGGTGTAAGCGCCGTCGATGCCGACGGCTGGCCGCTCGATCGGAGATGAAAGGGTTCGGAGAGAGGCTTCTGTTTCTGCTGACTCGCCGCCTTGCATTTGGCGGTGGGAGCTTCAGGCGACTTGCTGCTTGCGCTTACGCCATCCGGCCGCTTTGTGTCCGTCCTCTCACCGAACCCTTCGGGGGTTCTTTCTGTGACCTACTGGCCATTCCCATTTCCGTCCTGATGTCAGTAATATATAGTATTCGAAGAATAGTGCAAGTATAGAAACGCGAATACTACAAATTATCTCAACTATTTTTTAGACAATACAGTTGAAGCCACACAGTAAATCACACACTACATCGCAGGAGTCCGACATGCGCATGCAACAGCGCCAGGGCGATCTCTATCCCGCGCTCGATGAATCCTACATCGATTTCATGAGCCGTTGCGGCAATGAGATCGGCGATCAGGACGTCTGCCAACTGATCTGGGAGGACGCCTGGGACGAGGACCGCAGCGCTAAAAATGGCGACATCCGCCACAAGACCCATGCCGGCAAGACAGGCGGGCTCGAATATGTGCTGTCGGACGAGACGCCCGATCGCATGGGCGACGTCATCATGGCTGATGGCTGGGACTTGGCGAACTTCCAGAAGAATCCGATCGCGCTGTTCGGGCACAACAGTAGTTTCCCGATCGGCAAATGGAAGAACCTGCGCGTCGTCGATAAGCAATTGCGCGGCCGCCTCGAGCTCGCAGCGGCTGGCACCAGTCCACGCATCGATGAAATCCGCGCGTTGGTCGACGCCGACATTCTGCGCGCCGTCAGCGTGGGCTTCGCCCCAAAGGAGTCCAGGCCGCGGCCGGAATCCGATTTCGGCGTGTTCTTCACCAAAGCCGAGTTGATGGAAACCAGCTTGGTTGCGGTTCCAGCCAATCCGAACGCACTGGCGGTCGCCAAGTCGCTCAACATTTCGCCTGCCACCATCGATCTGGTGTTTGCCGGGAAAGGCAACGGACATCAGCGCAGACGGCGCGGGCTCACCGGCGGGCAAGCCGAGACACCACCGCAAGTCATCAGAAAGGGCACGACCATGTCGTCGTTTGCTCAACGCATCACGGCTACCGAGCAGCGCCTCAACGCGCTGCGCGATCAACTTAACGAGCACTGGACTAAGACCGACGAAACCAATGTCAGCGACGAGCAGCTGAGCACCGCTAACGGGATCACCGAGCGGATCAACCAAGAAGAGCGGGCGCTGGCCGGCTTGCGCGATGCCGAGCGTCATCTCGCCTCCACGTCGGACGATGGAACCGGCTCTCGCGCACTCGTTCCAGCACGGGCGGCACAATCATCGATCGTCACCGCACCTGCGGTTCTGACGCCGCGCCCGTTCAGCCTGGCGCCCAAAAAACAACTGAGTGCCCTCGATCATCTGGTGCGCGCTGGCACCGTGATGCTCAAAGCGCATTGCGATCGCGCGCCTTTCCAGCAGAAGCTGGTGGAAATCTACGGCCAGGATGAAGGCACGCGCGCGGTGCTCGAATGGACGCAGCGCGCCGCTTCTACTGTGGCGACGACCACGCAAACCGGATGGGCCGCCGAGCTATCCCAGACGCTGTTCACCGCCTTTATGGAGGTGCTGTATCCGAAGGCGATCTATCCGCGGCTGGCGGCCAAGGGCCTGTCGCTGAGCTTCGGCCCTGCGGGAAAAATCCTCATTCCGACGCGGGCGACCACTCCGACCGTCGCCGGCTCGTTCGTCGGCGAAGGACTGCCGATCCCGGTCCGCCAGGGTTTGTTTACATCACAAACGCTGACGCCAAAGAAGATGGCGGTCATCACGACTTGGACCCGGGAAATCCAGGACCATTCGGTGCCCGCGATCGAGGGCTTACTGCGCGACGCCGTGCAGGAAGACACCGCAATTTCGCTCGACTCGGTGCTGCTCGACGCCAACGCGGCGACGACCGTGCGCCCGGCCGGCATCTTGAACGGCGTTAGCGCCCTTACGGCGACGACTGGCGGCGGCTTCGCGGCGCTGACCGGCGACATCAAAGCGGTCTCCGGGGCTCTGCTCACCGGCACCAGGGGCAATGTCCGCAACCCGGTTTGGCTGATGAATCCGCAACAGATCAACAGCGCGCTCTATGTTGCGGCTCCCGGTGCAGGCGTGTTCCCGTATCGTGGTGAGATTCAAGCCGGTCAGTTGGGCGGCTGGCCGATCATCGATTCCGGCACGGTCCCGGCCGGCACCGTAATTGCCATTGATGCCGCGGACTTCGTTGCGGTGGGCGGCGATGCTCCACGCTTCGAAATCAGCGACCAGGCGACGCTGCACATGGAGGACACCACGCCGCTCGACATCGGCACGCCGGGCTCGCCGGCCACGGTAGCGGCGCCGGTCAAATCGATGTGGCAGACGGATTCGCTTGCCCTGCGGTTGATCCTGCCGACCAACTGGACGATCCGCCGCGCGGGCGTCGTCGCCTGGGTTGCCGGGGTCACATGGTAGCCTGGGGTTCATCCTGAACTTTCCCATAACAGAAGGAGGTCCATCGTGACCGACACCGATCATCAAGCACAGGCGCAAGAACGAGCTCGCGCCACTGAAGCGCAAAATGAAGCCGTCAAAAAGCGCCTCGCCGAGGAGCGGCAAGCGCGTGAAAAGGCGCACGCCGAACACCGCGATGCGCTCGGCGGCGGCAACGTAAAGCCGACGCCGACGCAGGAGGAGAATGATCTCGCGGCATCGGGCGTCCATATCATCGAGCACGAGCCGGACGGCTCGCCGCCAGATCCGGGTATCAACCAGCCGGCGCCGCTGGGCAGTACCGCCGGCCACATCACGCGGCAGGTCGAGCCGGGCAAGCCGGCGAGCCGTGGCGCCTATCCGACCCGCAGCGTGACGCCAGAAAAAGTATGACTGAGACGGCTGTCGCCAAGCCGCGGTTTCGCGTCAAGGCCGGGAGCGTTCCGACGCTTAGCAAGGCCGAGGGCGAACCGCACGCCGGCCCATGGCTGCTGCCGGTCAGCGGCGGCTGGCTTCCGGCCGACGTCGGCGACAGCTGGAACTGGTGGCAGAACGGGCACAACATCGTCGGGCTATCGACGCAATCGGCGATGGTCGAGGCTTGCGTGTCCGCCTATTCGCAAACCGTCGCCATGTGTCCCGGCGATCATTGGCGGCTCAACGACAAAGGCGGGCGCGAGCGCATCAAGACGTCGTCGCTCTCGCGCCTGCTTCGTCATCCTAACGACTATCAATCCATCAGTGATTTTCTGCTCAACGCAACACGCTCGCTCTACCTTTACGGCAACACCTATGCGCTCGGGCTGCGCAACGCGCGGTTCGAGATCGACGAGTTGCACCTGATGGACCCGCAGTTGTCCTATCCGCGCCTCGCCAGCAACGGTGAGATTTTCTATCAGTTGCACGGCAACCAGGTTGTCGAGAAGCGGTTCGGACCCGAGCCGATTCTCGTGCCGCAACGCGACGTGCTGCACATCCGCTTGCATACGGTGCAGCATCGCTACCCGTCGCCGCTGGTCGGCGAGAGCCCGATCGTCGCGGCCTATAGCGATATCGGCATCAACAGCGCGATCGGGCAGCAGCAGCTGCGCTACTATCTCAACCAGGCGCGGCCATCGGCCGTGATCTCGACCGATCTGACGCTCGACAAGGACCAGGTACAGGCCCTGCGCGACCGATGGAACGAGCAGGCAAAAGGCCTGCACCAGGGCGGCACACCGATCCTTACTTCTGGCCTGAAGGTCCTGCCCTGGTCGCAAAGCGGCAAGGATGCCGCCACCGCGGAGATGCTGAAGCTATCGAACGAGCACATTGCGCTCGCCTTTCGCATCCCATTGCAAATCCTCGGCATCGGCGGCACGACCTACAGTTCAACCGAGTTGCTGATGCAGAGCTGGATCGCCAGCGGTTTGGGGTTCGCGCTCAATCACATTGAAGAATCGCTCGGGCTGTTGTTCGACCTCCAGGGACAGCCCGACGAGTACGTGGAGTTCGACACCGAAGCGCTACTGCGCTCGGCGATGAAAGACCGCATCGAAAGCCTTGCGCGCGGTGTGCAAGGCGGCATCTTCGCGCCGAATGAAGCGCGGGCGCTCGAAGGCTATGAAGCAGTGCCCTACGGCGACGAGCCGCGCGTGCAGCAGCAGGTCGTACCGCTCAGCCAAGTCGGCAAGATTCCCGCGCCGGTCGCGCCATCAGCGCCGATCGCGGCGCCGCCAGCGCCGAACGAGCAGTCAAAGCCGCCAACACCGGCACCGCCGCAAAAAGGCAACCGCGATGACACTGCACGAAAGGTCCGAAGCATTCATGCCAGTGCCGACCGATTCGGACGACGCCGACCCGCTGCTTGATGCGTGGAGCGAGGCGCTCGGCGAGGTGCTCGACACCGAGCGCCGGCAATGGCAGCGCGAGCGCGCTCTGATCGAGGCGCAGGCGGCCGAAGTCATCGCAACGCTGCGGGCTGAAGTTACAGAGCTACGTGCTGACGTTATGGCGCAGGTCATGGCGCGGCTTGGCGAGCTCAAGGACGGAGAGAAGGGCGAACGTGGTGAGCAGGGCGAGAAAGGCAATTGCGGCGAAGTTGGCGCGGCAGGCGAGCGCGGAGAGCAGGGCGAAGCCGGGGCGGCAGGCGAACGCGGAGAACAAGGCGAACGCGGAGAACAAGGCGAAGTTGGCGCAGCAGGTGCTCGGGGTGAGCAAGGCGAAGTTGGTGCGGCAGGCGAGCGCGGAGAGAAAGGCGAGCGCGGAGAGAAAGGCGAGCGCGGCGAGCAAGGTGCGCCGGGGCGTTTGAGCGTGGCGAAAGCATTCGTCGAGGGCGCGGTCCATTATGAGGGCGACGTTGTGCTTGCCTCGGGCAGTACCTGGCAGGCACGTTGCGATACCGCCCGCGCGCCACCGCACGAGGATTGGCTTTGCATCGCCGCCAAGGGGCGCGACGCAGCGATGCCAAACGTGCGTGGCACCTGGAGCGAGGGCGAAACCTATGCGGCGCTCGATATCGTCGCGCTCGGCGGTTCGAGCTTCATTGCCCGGCGCGACCAGCCCGGCCGTTGTCCGGGCGAGGGCTGGCAGTTGATCGCCTCGGCCGGCAAGCCTGGCATCAAGGGGCCGAAGGGCGACACCGGCGAACGCGGCGAGCCTGGTGTGCGCGGGTTGCCGGGTGCGGCGGCGCCGTTGATCATCGGTTGGACGATCGACCGTAAGGCTTATGCGGCCACGCCGATCCTCTCGGACCAAAGCCCGGCACCACCGCTTGAACTGCGCGCACTGTTCGAGCAGTTCCACGACGAGGCGCGCTGATGGCGGATGTCTGGGTCAAGGTGCTGACGCCGGCCAATAGCTATGCGCTACTGACGCTGGACGAGCTGAAGGCCATGCTCAACGTGCCGTCGACGAACACCGGCGAGGACACGCAGCTGCAGTTGTGGATCGATCAGTACAGCGACGTGGTCGCGACCATGTGCAATCGCGTGTTTGCTTATGAGACAGTCGAAGAGACCTGGCGCGGCGACTTGCTGCCGTTCGACGCTCCGCGTTTGTTCTTGACGCGCTACCCGGTCGCCGACGCCGACCTGACGGCGGTGGAATCGCCGCGAGGTTCAACGCTCGACCCGGCGAGCTACGAGATCGAAAACAGCTCCGGCAAGCTGCGCATCGAAGGGCGTTGGACCGAGCCGGTCATGGTAACCTACAGCGGCGGCTACCACCTGCCGGACGAGGCGCCGCAGGCACTCAAGGCAGCGACCGGGCTCTTGATCCAGGCCGCGCGGCTGCAGGCGCAGATCAATGCCTCCAAAGGCGTCCGATTGATCTCGCATCAAGACACCCGCATACAGTATTTCGATCCGGTGCAGATGTTCGGTGGCAAGTCTGGCAGCACTGGGCCGCTGCAGGCGGCAACCGACACCGTCAACGCCTTGCTCAACGCTTACATGCGCCTTCATGTGTGAGCACGAACGGTGGATGGCGTGAGCGTCGACTATAGCGCGCTGCTGTATGATCCCGTCTACGCGGTAATCGGCGTGCCGGCCGTCATCGGCACTACGGAAATCACGGTCATTGACGCTACCCGGGCGAAGGCGCTCCCGGTCTCAGGGGGAGGCCAGACAGCGGAGGTGAGCAGCGTCGGGCCTGCGGCTTTCGCGCGTGTTTATGAACTCGATGCTAAAGGTATCACTCGCGATGTTTGGCTTGATGCGCCGCTCGCTTTCAACGGCAGAACCTGGACGGTGCGTTCCTGGGAGTTGCGTGGCAGTCCCAACGGCGAAGACCTGGGCGAGGTGCGGTTTTTGCTGAAAGAGTACAACGCCGGCAACGGCGGCGGCGGCGGCGGCTTTGTGTCGAGCTCCGTGTCGAGCCGCTCGATTGCGGGAGGGGCGATCTAATGACCGTGATGGGAACGCCGTTCGACCGCGTTGTGTGCCCTACGGCCACGCTCGGTACCGGCAATGTCGTAGTCACCGACCCCGAGCCGCGGTACATGCGCCCCTACGATGCCGGCGTGCGCGATGGCGATCCGGTCACGCTGCTGCTCGAGGAAGGCAGTGATTTTGAACTATCAGAAGCCACGGCCAGTAATTGCACAGCACAGAGTTGCACGTTCGCGCGCAATGCGGTGCGATACTCTTCGATCGGCGGGGTGGTCAGTCAAGCCAAGCTGAGCTTGAAGGGCGCGGCGCAAGTCTCTGTCGTTGCCGGCGCTGCCGATCTCAACGTGCATCGCGGTGGCACGATCGACGGCAACATCATCCTCAACGGCGATCTCTCGATCAGCGGCACGCTCACGGGACCGAATCTCCCGGCCGGACCTCCTGGGCCGCAAGGGCCGCAAGGCGACCCGGGGCCGCAGGGTCAGGTTGGCCCGCAAGGCCCGCAAGGGTTGCAAGGACCGCAGGGCGCCCAGGGTCAGCCAGGTGTAGCCGGACCGCAAGGCGTGCCGGGGGCGGCATCCACCGTTCCCGGTCCACAGGGTCCGCCCGGGCCTACGGGGCCCGCTGGTGCGGATTCCACCGTTCCTGGTCCTCAGGGGCCGGCAGGGGCAACTGGCGCACCAGGAGCCACCGGAGCCCCAGGGGCGACGGGCCCGCAGGGGCCAAAGGGCGACAAGGGCGATGCTGGCAGCGCTGGCACAACGGGCCCGCAAGGCCCGGTTGGACCGGCAGGGCCGACTTCCGTCAGCGCCAACGCTGGAAACCTAGCCAAGCTCGGGACCGACAGCCTCATCTACGTTCCGAACACTGGTCCGATCAAAGGCGTGACCGACGGAAGCGATGCTGCTGCGGGCATGGTGGGCGAGGTTATCTCGTCTACTAATTTTGGCGGAATCGCCTTGACCACGAACGTGTCGATTAACGTCACCTACATAACCCTGTCACCTGGCGACTGGAACGTGGGCGGGGTGGTTATCTTTTCGCCGGCCAACACCGGGCCCAATTCCGTCATTGCGGCGCTGAGCCAGACGGCGGCGACGTTGCCGTCAGACAACGACGTGGCCACAGGCAAGGCCATCATGCAGCAGATTTGGGCGAGTTCGATGCCTTCGAACAAGACCCAGACAACGCCAACGAGCCTCATTCGCGTCAACACCAGCACGCCGAAGCCAGTGTATCTGGTGGCGTTCGCGACCTTCGGCGGCGGAACGGTGAGCGTGACCGGCTATATATCTGCTAGAAGAGTACGATGAGGTAGGCCATGCAATTGCTGCCAATTGTAAAGCGGGTAAGCGGGAACAACTGGCATCCCGGAACTCTTGTTTTTAGAACCGTTGCTCATGCCCAGGTGGACGATAAGCACTTCGGGTACTTGAGCCAGTTTTGTTGGACATTCATTGGCGAGGGCTATCCGCGCAGGCGAGAAAGAGATCGGTCAATCTATCTTCATCACGAAGTGTGGAGACTGGAGGGGTTACTTCCGGTGAAGCGATTGGATCATATCGACACCAATGTGCGAAATGCACAGTTGATTAATCTCAGGCCAGCTACCCAGTCCGAGAATGTTGCAAATTCAAATCTGCGCAAAGGCTCAATGACTGGATTGAAGGGAGTCAGTTGGTACAAGGACAGAAGCAAATACGTGGCACGGATCAAGTTTCAAGGAGAGACCGTTCGTCTTGGCGGATTTACCACCGCGGTCGAGGCTGCAAAGGCATATGACATTGCTGCTCTTAAATACTTCGGACCATTTGCTTTGACCAATGAATCCTTGGGGCTCTTGTAATGAACATCCTTGCTCGCCGAGTCCGATGATATGACCGACGTCCGCGAGGCTATCCTCGATCGCCTGCTCGAGGTGGTCGCAGGCATTCCGAATATTCGCTGGGCGCAACGCAACAATACCGACGTTCCGCCCGACCAGTTTCCGGCCGGCATTGTCTTCGATGCTGACGAGCAAAGTAACGGCGCGGACGACATAACGTCGGGGCGGCCGGCAAAGCGGTCGTACATTACGCAGATGACGCCGCACATCGTCATCATTGAGCAGGCAAACGCAGCAGGGACAGAACTATCCGTATTCCGACGAGAGGTGATCAAGCGCGTGGTGAACGACGCCACGATTACAGCGCTCGTCGGGACGAATGGGGCCGTCCGCTATCTCGGTGATCAGACTGACTTCGGCTGGGGCCGGTCGCTGCAAGGTGCGCTGGTCGTTGACTTCGTCTTCAAATATTCACTCAAGATAGAGGAGCTATAAAGGCCATGCCCGTGTCACCGAGTATTCAAAACTATCACATCGGCAAAGGTATCGTATCGTTCAAGGAGGATGGCGCCACCGCCTTCCTCGATCTCGGCAACGCACCGTCGTTCATATGGACGCCGACGATCGCAAAGAAAGAGCACTTTTCGAGCAGAGAAGGGATCAAAGTCAAAGACTTCACCGCAATCACTCAAGTCGGCGCGACAATCAAGATGACGCTCGACGAAATCAACGCGCCGAATTTGGGCATATTTACTCTGGGCGAAGTCGGGGCTCCCGACGTTGACGGTAGCGTTGCTGTATCTGCTTTCAAAAAGACCGAGATCGCCGGGATCATCAAAGTCGAGGGCACCAACGATGTCGGCCAGCACGTCGACTTCACCGGCCGCATCTCGGTTAATCCGAGCGGCGATTTCAAGCTCATCACCGACAGCGACGACTTCACGACATTGGAGATCGAGGCCGAGGTGCAGAAGGATGACACCACCGGAGACTTCGGCGTGTTCACCGTCCACGAGCCGGCGGGCGGCCTAACCACCCATAAGGTGCGGGCGCCTGCTTGAAGGAGCTGATATATGGCCGACTTGTTGGATATTGCGCCATCGACCGCAAGTGCGGTTGTCAGGATTCAAGGCCAGCGGCTGGTTGTGCGCGGATTGAATGCGTCGGCAACGGCGCTGCTGGCATCGCGATTTCCAGAGCTGAGAAAGGTGTTCAGCGGTGGCTCCAATGACATCGTCGGACTGCTGATCGAGTTATGCGGATCGTCTATCGGCCCGATCATCGCCGCCGGCTGCGGTCATCTCGGTGATGAAAAATACGAACAGCAAGCCAGCGGGCTGCTGTTGGAAGAACAGGTGGAGTTGTTGACGGCAATTCTGGGACTCATGTTCCCAAACGGAGTCGGCTCTTTCGTGGAGAAGGTGACCACGCTCATGGGCGGCGGGGCGGGCGAAAGAGCAAAGACAGTCAAAATGCGCTTGAGGAAATCGCCATTAACATCACAGCCCTCATCCGCCGAGGATTCCCGCCAGACTTTGCAATGATGCTGACCCCTCGTCAGATCGATGCTTACCTTGAGTTCAGCGATAAGCTCGACCGCATTGAGCGGGCAAATAATCTGCAGATCATCGCCATCGGCGCGCAGGGCAACAAGGAAGCAATCGAGAAGAGGCTTAAGGAGTTGGGCGGGTGAGCTTCCATCAAAGTTTCCCCGCTTCAATTGTTGCATTGCGAACGCTTTGGGACGCAACATCGACTGTGCAGCTATATTTGATGGGCATCCAATTACCGAGACCGTTTTTGGCCTCGGCCTCGTCGCCGAGTAGACGGATGGTTCCGTCTTCGGCAACACGAGAACTAAATCGCGTATAACTCAAGAGGAATGCAGCATTTTGACCAGAGTTCTTGCCCCAAAAAATACCGGGCGCCCGAATTTCATATTTTATGAGCCGATAGAGTTCTTTGCCGCACTCATAGCTCATCTTTCTTTCGATGTAGCGGAAATATTCTTGGCCGACATCCTCGCCGATCTTAGGGGTTGGCGGCAGTTGTGGTGGCTGTGGTGGTTGCGTGGAATCGACGTTCGTTTTCTTGCTTTGCAGGAGGCGCTGGCGGACCTCGGCCGTGAAGGCCGCATCCGGAGACGGCATCTTTTGCTGTGCGGCTGCGACAAGCGGCGCGAATATTCCGCCGACGACAATGCTAACTGCGAGCATCTTTCTCATTGTGCTCCTGCCTCTAATTGGTTTTGTCTTTCAGCAGATTTGCGCAGGTGCCCGGGGCCGGCGCAAAGGGAAAGAGTTGGCATTTCCCGCCAAAAGTTGTTTTTTGGCGCCAATCTGACATGAAGCTCATTTTCTCGGCGCAGGAAGCGGTCCTCGACCGGCTCATGAAGGAGATCGCGCGGGACATCGACGAGGCCAGGGCGGGCGCGGTAAAGGACGCTGCTGCATTTGCGGTGGCGCAGGGCCGGGCCAATATCGCGGCGGCCGGGTTCCCGGCACGTTGGCGAACAGCGCTGCAGTCGAGATTTTTCCCAAATAAGGGCGGCGATCCGGCGGCGCTGATCTTTGATACCATCCCGTTCGCGGGCGTGTTCGAGCGCGGGGTCACGATCCGGGGTCGGCCGCTGTTGTGGTTGCCGCTGGAGCGGAATCTGCCCGCAGTCATCCGCTCACCGCGCCAATACGGCCGCAAGCTGGTTTCGGTAAATGTCGCTGGGAAGCCGCCGCTGTTGTTCGATGCCGGCAACCGAAGTCTCGGGCCGCTGTTCGTCGGTGTGCCGCAAGTCACCATCCGCAAGCGATTGGATTTGTATTCTATCTTCGCACTGGCTGCAGGGCGCATGACTGAGTTCTATGAACAGCGGATCAAGGGCAGGGGCTGACCGTCGATGGCCAACACGATAAGCCAGCGCATCAGCCTTGAGGGCTCGGAGGACATCCGCAAGAAGCTGGAAGATCTCGGCAAGGCCGGCGAGAAGTCGTTCAAGCAGATCAGCGACGCCGCTTCGAATGTTAAGGTTGATCCGGCACGAGTAGACCAAACCAAGCAGGCATTCGATCGCCTCGGTGCCGCAGGCGCGCAACTGGGAGATCAATTCAAGGGGCTGGCCGAAAGCGTCGTCTCGTTCGGAAGCCGCGGTGTAAAGTCGGCCCTCGATGTCGCGTCCGGATTGCAGCAAACCGCGGCCGCAGCGGAACAGGTCGGGAGTGCAATCGGGCAGGCCTCGCAACAGATCGCGGTTTCCGGCCAGTCGGCCAGTCAGCGACTTATTTCAACCGCCACCGCGTTCAAGATTGCTGCCGCCGGCATTGTTGGCGCCATCGCTGCCATCACCAACGCTCTAACCAAGGGCGCGGTAGAAACCGGGTCCACTATCGCCGACCAAGCCGAGAAATTGAAGATACCCACTGAGCAGTGGGTAGAGCTGCGCAAAGCCATTGCTGGCTCGGGTGTATCCAACGAAGATTTTGTAAAATCAGCAGACACGGCCAATAAGCAACTCGACAAGATGCGGGATGAGCTCAAGGGAGTATTCCAGGAATTCGATTTCGGTGGGAACAAAGTCACTGTCGTCAGCGGTTCACTATCGAAGGCAACCGGCGACTTGGCGAAGCTGTTTCGTGACCTCGGCCTCAACATCAATTCACTCCGAACTGGTGATAACGCCGCCGTACTGCGCGAGCTTGCGACGGCCATTAGCCGGATGCCGGATGCCACGAAGCAGGCCGCAGCAGGCGTGAAATTATTTGGCGAGAACTGGAAGGAAGTGATCAAAGTCCTGGCTACTGCGCCGGGTGCGATTACCGACCCGCTCAAGGCCTCGCGCGAGTTGACGGCAGAGCAGGTAGACACGGCAAAAAAAGTCAAGGAAGCGTGGGATGATCTTGGCAAGGCCGTCCGCGCCACCAGAGATCAGATCGGCGCGCTGTTTCTGGGTGGTGCATTGGGTCGAGCTGAATGGCTGACAAACCTGGTCGACGGCACACGGGAGTTGCTGAAAAACTGGCTCGGGTTGTCCGAGGTAGAGAAAGGGGGATTCCTCGAAAACCTTGCCAGCGGTCCGGCGGAAACCGCGTTCAAGGTTTTGGTCGCGCTCGGCAACCAGTTGGCCGGGATTTGGCGCGACGTCCTGGTCCCGGCTGGTGAAATGATTGCGGGAATTATCGGGCAGATCGCCGACAATCTTGAGGGAGTAAAATCAACCGACATAGCGGCATTTTTCATAACTGCGGCGATTGCCGCCACCGGGTTGGCGATCGCGCTCAAGGGCATCCAAGTGGTGCTGACACCATTCTCGCTGTTGATTTCGTTGTTCTCCGGGTTCGGGCCCATCTTGATTCCGCTCATCGCTCTGGTGGCGCTGTTCTGGGATCAGATCAAGGAGGGCGCCACCAAGGCGATGGACTTGATCCCAAATGCAATATTGGGATTCAAGCAGGCGTTTGCGGCGCTGTTTGCGGGCGACTTTCAATCATTCTGGGGGCTGTTCGCGGCTTCGGCCGATGTCGCGTTCCGCACTATCAAGCAGTCTATTTTGCAGTCTGAAGGAGTACTTGGCGACTTCATGCGGGCGATCACCGGAGAGGGCGCGGTACAGACTCCTTGGGTGAAAGAGTTTGTTGACTCCATCAAGGAGATTGCCAAGGAATTGCCGGCGGCGATTGGCGTGATCATTATTGCTTTTCTCGCCCTGCGCCGTGCCGGTGTAGCTCTCGCGCCGATCATGTCTCGCATATTCGGGACGGAGATCTCTGGTACGGGAGCGATCCTGTTGACACTCATCGGATCGATGACGGGAGCACTGCAGGCGTTGGCGTCGGTGGCTACGGTCGTGGCGTCGGCATTCACTGCCTTCGGAGTTTCCTTCGGTATCTTGGCCACAATCGTCGGCGGCCCATGGGCCTTGGTGATTGTGGCAGCACTTGCGGCGATTGCTGCGGCATTGGCTGCGCTCATCATCTATTGGCCGGAAATAAAACAGGCTGCGATAGATGCAAGCAACGCCATTGAAGCAAAGTACAGGGCACTCAAGGCCTTCATTGATGAGTGGGTCACGACGCCGGTTGCGAACGCCTGGGGCTGGATCAAGGACACATGGAACGGTCTCATTGCGTGGGTCAACCAAAAGGTCGCCGAGGGGAAGGCCTTCATTAATGAGTGGGTCACGACGCCCGTCGAGAATGCCTGGGGCTGGATCAATCAAAAATGGGATGAGATTATCGGCTACATCGGCACCAAGGTCGAGCAGGGCAAGCAGTTGGTTCGTGACTGGGTTACGACGCCCGTCGCGAACGCCTGGGGCTGGATCAAACAAAAATGGAATGAAATGCTGGCCTCGTTGGGCTTCGGCGGCGGCACACCCGCGCCTGCGGACGGCAACATTTCTGGCAATGCCCGCGGCGGTCTGATCGGCGGGCGGGGCACCGGGACATCCGACTCGAACCTGTCCTGGGTATCGCGCGGGGAACACATCATGCCGGCGCATGCGGTGGCGCAGCCGGGCGTGTTGGCGTTTCTGGAATCGCTGCGACACTCGGGCGGCAACCTGCGCGCTGTGCTCGACGGCATGGGCCGCTTCGCGCTCGGTGGCATGGTGCGCGCGCCAATCTCGATTCCCGCTTTTGCCGGTGGCGGCATGAACCATGTCACCATCAACTTCCCAGGGTTGCCCGAGATCACCGGCCTGCGCGCCTCATCGGGAGTGGTCGATGAATTGCGCAGGGCCGCTGCACTGTCACAGGTCCGAAGCGGCGGAAGAAAACCAAGTCGGTATAGCTGAAATGCCTGCCTATACGTTGCTCGCGATCGACGGCATCGACTTTTCTCAGTACGCCGTGCGCGGGATCACCATGACGCTCGCGCCGATCGACCAAGCAGCGGCTTTGGCGCGCGATTGCCGCGGCGAACTCGCTGATATCTCGCTTGCACAGTTCCGACAATACAAGGTCAGCATCACCTGCACCGACCATGAAGCCCCCGAGCTGACCGATGCGTGGCCAGGCACGGACATCACTATTACCTGTATTCCTGGCCTCGGTGCTGCCAACACGACCGGCGACGTGTTGACCATTCTCGCCAAGGTGACGGCTTGGAATACATCGCGCGACGAGTGGGCGGCCGAGGTTGCGTGGACGCTTGAGGCACAGCAAAGGGTTATCGCCTAATGCCCGCCGGCATGCCGTACTTTGCCTGGATCGATCCTGGCGAGGACGTCTTCGGGCCAGGGCACATGCGTTGGGATGAGAACATCTTTTCATTCACGTTGAAGCAGGACGAGGGCGACCCGGCGAGCCTGACTGCGGTTGTCCGCCGACCGCGCAACGTGGATGGCGATCCGATCGGTCTGCTCGGGCCGGGCCGCAAGATTTGGTGCTGGTTTGCTTTAGACTGCGGGCCGGACCTTATCCGCTTTCGTGGCCGCCTGGTCGGCGTGCCCACGAGCTTATTCGAGGAACTGGTGACACTCGAATTCGTGGCCCGGCCGATTGATCTCGTGGCGCAGAAAGCAGATTTGGCCGACACGTTGCGGGTGCTGCCGTATTACGACGAGGTGGTCATCGACGAGGCGCGGCGCACCGATCCGGAGGTCGTGCTCGAGGGCTATAGCGCGATCTGGCACTACGATCGCGAGACCCACGTCCTCAGCATCTCGGACGAAATCGACGGCGAAGACGGACTCGTCGAGTTCGACGGCGCCAGCGATGGCGGCAAGGTGCTCTATGACGGGCTCGGGCTTACGTTGACCAGCGGGCCGCTGTCGCGGGTCGATGTTACTGCCGAATACACCTGGACCCAACAAGCACGCGGGACGACCGATCTCACTCCAATCATTCTTGCCGGCTGGCCGAACGGCGTCATCACCTCATATTCTTTCACCGCCGACAATTGGCCGAAGGCGGGAGCAGGCATTGGCGATGGATGGGTCGTCACCGATTCAAGCGCGACGGCGCTTTACGATCTCACCGTTCACACCAAGACCGATGGCTCGACGCTTAAGGTAGATTTCGGCGATTCGAGTTTCAACACGACGTTCACCGAGACGAAATCTTTTTTGACTCCAGGCCCTCCGGCTGGCTCGATCAATCTCGGCACAGTCCTACTTAAGGACGACATCAAGGTCACCTATGGCGGCGGCGGCGAGGAGGCGATCAGAGCGACGTCTTACAGCCGTTCCTATTCAGACGTCAGCTCGTTCCTGCCGCTCAATTACACCAGAGCCACGCTGAGTGCTGCATACACGGCCAATCGGCAATGCACCGAACAGGTTTTGTTTTCCCTCTATGCCGACGTGCAGTCCATCCTCACCGATCCCGAGGATGGCGAGGCGTTGAGCATCACCGATATCAAATCTGTCAACTTGAGCGAAGCGATCGGTGAGGGCGCCGATGCTTATGTGCCGATCGGCAACACGGCGCGCCGGTCCTACATCGCGACCGAGCGCGGCAATCGCAGCCTCGAACACTTGATCGCGGTTGCCCGAGCCAACATATTCAAACGCGCGCGGGTGGTCGAAATCGCGTTTGCACCCAAGCTCGAGCGCATGCCTGAAATCACCCTGCGCAAGAACGGGTTCCTCGTCGAGCCGCGCGTCGGCGAGGCACTCGGCAAGATCATCGGGTATTCGCTGGCGCTTGATGGCAATGACGGTCAGATCAAATGCGAAATACGCATTGGTTGCACCATCGGTCGCGGCGGCTCGGCGGTGGCATCCGGCGGGGAACCGACCTATTGCGACGTCGACTATTGCGGCGCCGATTATCAGGTCTTTACCGGGCGCATCGTCTTGTTCGACAGCTCGGTCGGCTATGCGCCGCCGGCATCGGACCCAAATGATGATGGTCTCGAATTGACTGGTGGTGGGCTGACTGCAGGGCCTCATTTGCTTGCGACGCCGGTTGGCATCGAGAACCCGCCGGACGTCCAGCGGGCCCACATCATGAGCAATTTGGTGCCAAGTTCGCCGAAGCCGTCGAGCAGTGACGACGCTCGGCAAGCTATCGTCGCGGCGCGTGCTGAAGCGGTCAACAACGCGCTGGCCGAAGTCGAGACCAAGATCACATTCAAGCTCAAAAGCATGACTGGCGATTTCACCACCGAGTATGTGGTGCAGGTCACTGATGTGAAAGTGCCAGTCGGCTATGATCTTGAGGCAGCATGAGCGGCTTTGAAGTTGTCGTCCGGCCGGTTGTCTTTCCCAATATCCGGCCGCAGGCGCCGCGCGTTCTCGCGCCTGCGAGCGATCCCACCCAAGGCATCGCGACGATTGGCGGTAGCGGCGGGCGCGTGATCGATCTGCCGCACTCGTGGCAAGTGTCATCGTCGCATACGGTCGCACAGACTGAAACCGAGCGCACTTACGATGTGGACCGGATTTATAAAAAGGACGATGGCGGCGTTATCGACGAGGACTCAGGGAGCTATGTCGATGTCGAGCGCATCAAAAAGGCCATCATGAAAGACCCAGACGGGTCTGCTACAACGTATCATTATGCGGACCCGCCAACGGCGGACAACGTCAAGACCTTGCAGACAAACCTCGTGCGCAAATCGGACGGGCAGTCACCATAAAATGACAATTGTATATGTCACCGATGGCGCCTGGGGTGGCGGCACCGGCACGCCCAATAGTGCCGCGCAAGTCGACGGCAGTTTCTGGGATCTCGACCAGCGCGTCGTCGCGCTGAACGCCGATCTTGCCGCCGGCAAGATGATCGAGAGCGTCACCTATACCGAAAGCTCGTTCACGTTCCACTTCACCGATGGAACGTCGCAGGTCATTCTGCTGCCGGTGGCGACGTTGACGTTCGTCGGCGAATGGTCGAACTCGACACCCTATACTCGCGCCAACATTGTGAGCGTCAAAGGCCAGGGCATTTTCCAGGTCCTGCAAGATCACACCACGCCAGCACTGCCGGCCGTGTTCGACCCGGGCGCGGTGGACGGCAGCGGCAATCCGCTATATGCGCTTTGGGTTCCGATCGGCGATACCAATTACGACGCGGCGATTTTTGTACCTGGCACGGTCCAGCGCTCGGCCGGTGAGTTGTTGTTTGTCGGCATTGCCAACCGGACCATGCATCTCGCCAACGGCAACGCGAACGCCTACGCCTATCTCGATGTCGGCGTCGCCACCGGCACCAACATCGTTATCTCGATACAGAAGAACCGCACCGAGATCGGCACCGTCACATTTACGGTGGGCAGTGGGATCGACACCGCGGGCGGGCAAGTTGGGGCGGTCTATGTGGCAACGGCGACCGACTTTGCCGAAGGCGACCGCTATGCTCTGCGGGTGACGGCCTCGAACAACGCCGCGCCGTCCGGTCTGTCGGTGACGCTGCCGTTCCTGCGGACGGATATTTAATGGCGTCCGCCGGAAGCGGCTTCGCTCAGGACATTTTAACCCGCATCATCAATGTGCATTGGGCGACGGGCGGGCTTGCCGTTGAATTCGGCGATAAAGATCAGGACGCGCCTGGGATGGGATCGGTGGCATCAAGGTCAGTTGGGGTGGAGGCTCCCCGCAATCGGGAGAAGGCATGAGCTATCTGCAAATCATCAGCGGCATCCCGAATTTTTCCAAGGCTGTGATCTCGTTCTGGTTTCGATGCCCGAAAGAGACCATGGCAAAAGCCTATGACAATAGCACGTCCATAGACTTGTTGGCATTCGGTGGTCGGCAAACAAATCAACGTCTAGTTGGCACGACTTTGGAAAAAACGATGAACGTTCAGTATTGGAAGAACTCGGGTCCGAGTACACCGTATTTTTCGGTGTCTCCGGTTATGCAACAGTTTCTTGGTAACGATTCAATTCTTACTGAAGCTGCTGAGCCAATTAAAGTTCCGCCGTGTTTGTTCTACCTGGATACGAATGGTGACGTCCTCATTTTTCATATCGATCTGCAACTGAGTAAGTCGGGGACTGGCGCAGGAATCGCGTTCACATCGACGATCGACGCTACGACTACCCTGAACGCAGTGACTCCTCCCAACGGTATCCCGACCATCACCGACGATTACGGCACCACTTTGGGGTACCAACCGCCGCCGTTTCATGTCGATCACCAAAGCACCGACGTTACCGAACAAATATTAGATGCGAGCAACGATAGTTTCCTCATCGGAGGATCGATGGTTGGCCTCGAAGGAAGTCGTTCATGCTTGGTAACGCCAGACGAATGGCATCATGTGTTGTTCTCCATCGACATGGGCGGAAAGATGCAGGCGAACGGTACTTTGTTTTCTACGATAGTTACTCAAGGAGCCGATCCCCCTTATGAGCGGGTCGTGGATACACCTCCAGCAATCTCATCTATTTGTAAAGTGTGGCTTGCCATCGACGACGAAAACGTCTTCGGACAAAGTCTTACTGGGGCATTTCCTGAAATGGGGCTCGACAAAAATGATCTAGTATCGCGGCAGACGCTTAATGCTTGGCACGCCGGTAATACAAATAATTACACCACGCACAGCTTTGCACAATCCATCACGGAGGGTCATTCCGGTTTTGGGTTCTGGGAAGAAGCTTACAAAGGAAATGACATATTACCGAGTTACAGCTTAAGCGGCGCTCGGCTTGAGACAGACGGGAAACCTATCGGTATTCCATCGACCAAGGAGTGGGGGATCGATGAACTGCCGGGTTCGATCCTTCGTAGCGAGATGGCCGAGTTCCAGATGTGGACTGACGTCACGCTCGACACCGCTGTCGAGATCAACCGCCGTGCCTTCATCGATTACGAGCGCGACGGCAATGGCCACCCGGTCAGGGACAACGATGGAAATTTCACATTGATGCCGGTCAAGCCGGAAGGACAACCTGCGACAGATGACCGGCCAGTGCAGCCGGCGCCGGCAGAGAAGTTGTTGGGAAAGAAACCGGAAATCCTGCTGCACGGCAGCAACAATTGGATCGATGGCAAGAATACGGGGACCACAGGTTTCGACTACAGCACCGATCCTCCGACAGTAAAGCCAATCGGGCAATTCAATCGGACTGGTGGGATCAAAAAATATACCCCTGACCCAAGCCTAAAACAAAATCCGCCTCCACCTGGCAGCAGTCGCAAGGCTCGGCCGGCGCTGACCAAGAAGCCTGCGGATGCTCGTCTGTAACGTTAGCCTGCTGCAACGGCGGGCGGCAATCGCGGTCGATCTCGCCGAGGCTGCTGCGGCGCTGGACACGCCAGGCACCGGCAACGTCGTCTTCGCCACGCTCGTCGACGACCCGGCGTCGGTGGGCGACCACGTCGATGCATTCCTCGGGCAGATCATGCTGGAGGCGGCGAGCGCCAGTTCGACCGTCACCGCTGGACTCGCTTACGCGGCCGCGATCGTAGAGGCGGCAACCGCGATCGATGCGGCTTCCGCTTCTCGCCAGACGAGTGACGCGGTGGCAGAAACGGTTGCCGCCGATTCCGCGCAAGACGCCACGGTGGTGTCCGCACCCATTGTGAGCGGAACGGTGACCGAGGCGGCGAGCGCGGCTGACTTGGTGAATGCTTCTGTGACTGCTGGCCTGATCTTTGGCGGCATGCTCGCGCTCGACGGGCCGATCATGCCAGGCGCGACGGCGCCGGCTGTAATTTATATCGAGGGGTAAGACCTTGGCCTTCGCTGACACCACTTGGTACGTAAATGCTGGAAATCAGTCTTCGACTGGTTACTACGCAGTGCCGCAATTTGCCGCCTCGACTGCTTACTCGGCCGGTCAATTAGTTCGCCAACTCACCGCTCCGACGGTTGGCAACGAGCGTGTGTTCGTCGTCATTATTGCTGGCACGAGCAGCACCGAGCCGTCGTGGACAGTAACGCGCGGCGCGAAGAACACATCCGGCGGCGTGACCTTTCAGGAATGCACTGGCGCGGCGTCTTTAAATGGAGATGCCACCAACACGCCGAACTGGACTGCGCAGAAGGCGGCAGGCAATCCGACGCTCGGCGCCATAATCAAAAGGAACAACGGCGCCAGCTATCAGATTTGCTCGACGGCCGGCACGCTGGGCGCGTCCGAGCCGGCATTCAGTGACACTGCTGGCACGACGACGACTGAAGGCACGACCACATGGACTTCGCTCGGCCCGGTTTCCGGTTTCACCGGCGGGCAGGCTCCATTCGCCAGGCTTGCAAGCGTGTTCGGATCGAACTGGTTCGCGGCGGGCAACACGGTCTACGTCGGCGACAACCACGCCGAGTCACAGACGACGACGATCAACATTTCACCCACACTATCCAATACGACTATGGGCCGGATACTCTGTCACAATCATTCCGGTAGCTACCCGCCTGCCAGTTCGGATTTGACTGCGGGGGCGACGGTTTCAACGACGGCTGCGGCCAGTATTAATTTCAGTCCTTCGGGGGGCGGAATCTATGTTCGCGGCATCGGGCTCATAGCCGGTGCCGGACAATCAACCAGCGCGTCTGTGCTTTTGGGGCCAACCGGTGCTTTTTACTACTTTGACAATTGTCTTTTTAAAGTCGCCACTACTTACCAATTTGCAGGTATGCAAATCAACACCAACACCGCAGGCGTCGTCATATGGAATAATTGCACTGCCTATTTCGGGCATGCAGGACAATACATCAATCTAGGTGTTGCCCTCTTCACCTGGCAAAATACCGGAGCAATTCTCGCCAGCGGGTCGTCGGTGCCTACTGGGCTATTTGGACAAGGTAGCAACAATCAGTTGGGCAACATCACGTTGGAGGCCATTGATCTTAGCCAATTTACGGGTGCTATCGATAAACAAGCATCTAGTTATCAGATGGGTAATTGGCTGCTCAAGGATTGCAAGCTCAATGCGTCGATGACGATCCCGACACCGTTGGCTTTCGGGCAAACCATTCAACTCGTTCGTTGCGACAGCGGCGCCACTGCTTACAAATCCGCACGCTACCTCTACGAAGGTACCGAGACCACCGAGACTTCGATCACCCGTGTCGGCGGCGCAGCCGATCCCACCGGGCAGGCGCAGTCGCGCAAGATCGTCACCACAGCGAACTCACAATGGCTGCGGCCGTTCAAGGCCGAGCCTTACGCGATTTGGAACGCGGTTACAGGCGCCAATGTCACGGTCACGGTCTACGGCACCATCAACGCGGGTGCGTTGCCTTTCAATGACGACATCTGGTTGGAGGTGGAATACCTCAGTGCGTCCGGGTCGCCGCTGGGTACGATAGTCACGACGACCAAGGCCAGCGTGCTCGCTGCCAACGCTGCGGTGGCATCCGATAGCTCAACCTGGAACGGCGGCGGCAGCGGCGCCGGCTGGACGCCCTTCAAGCTCGTCGCCACGTTGTCTTCACCGCAGCCCGGTCTCGCCGGCTACCTGCACGCGCGGGTGCGAGCGGCGAAGCCGAGCACGACGTACTACCTCGATCCCCAGATCGTCCTGACCTGACCATCAAATGGAGAAACCCATGACTGAGGAACGCGCCAACGCGCGCGAGCATAACGACGCGTCTGTTGTCCGCGGCAGTGGCCTCGGCGAGCAGGCCGAGGCGCATGGCCGTTATGAGGTCGAATGCATCAGTGCGGACGGCAAACTCAAATGGCGTGACACGATCGAAAACGTCGTGCAGACGGTCGGTAAGAATTTGGCGCTCGATACTTTCCTGGCCGGATCGGCATACACCGTGGTCGGGCCCTACATGGGCCTGATCTCGTCGGTGTCCTACACGACGGGTCCGGCGGCCGGCGACACGATGGCGTCGCATTCGGGATGGCTTGAGGCCGGCGGCACCAACGCGCCGACTTATTCCGGCAACCGCAAAACCGCAGTTTGGTCGGCGGCAGCATCGGGATCGAAGGCGTTATCGGCGGCGCTGTCGTTTGCGATTACGAGCACGGGCACCGTCAAGGGCGCGTTCCTTTGCTTCGGCTCAGGCGCGGTCGCCACCAAGGACGACACCAACGGTGTGTTGTGGTCGGCGGGCACGTTCTCGACCGGCGATAAGTCGGTCGTGAATGGGGACACTCTCAATGTAAATTACTCGACGAGCCTTTGATAAGGAGGCGATCATGTCCCTTGGTGGCATCTTGTTGGGAATCATCGACATCGCGATCGTCGTCGCGATCCTTTTGTTGGTGGGCGCGGTCATCATATGGTTCATGTCGTGGATGGGGCAAAGCGTGCCTCCGAACGTGCAGAAAGGGTATATGATCGTGGTCGCCCTCGTCGGGCTCTACATGCTGGTCGCCCTATTGCTCGGCATCCCGTCGGTCCACCTCATCGGGGCTGTAAGGTAGCCAAATGGTCGCGGAGGAAGTCGCCAAGGTCGCGACGTCAACTTTGGAGGCGATGAAGTCGACGCCGCTCGCGATCGCGCTGCTGGTCGTCAACGTCGGCTTTCTCAGCTTCGCCGCCTATGTGCTGGGCGAGGTCGCCGCCAACGCCAGCGAGCGCAACAAGTCGCAGCTTGAGCTGATCAGCAATCTTGTCAGAGACATTCGCGACTGTCGGCAAGGACCGCCGACATGAGTTCGCTCGACTGGCGCGCTGTCCTGTTCGGCATGCTCGCGATTGGCGCGGTCGTGATCATTCTGGTGATCTTGTTTGGAGTTTGAACCATGACTGCATATAGCCGCATCGTTATCTCGTCCGGTCACGGCAAGCATGTGCGCGGTGCTTCCGGCATCATCGACGAGGTCGACGAGGCGAGGCGCGTGGTCGAACAGTTGGCCGACGAGCTGCAAGCCAGGGGCATCGACGTGAAGGCGTTTCACGACGACACCAGCCATTCGCAAAACGAAAACCTCCACACCATCGTTGATTATCACAACAAACAGACCCGCGACCTAGACATCAGCGTGCATTTCAATGCCTATGAGCAGGTGTCAAAACCGATGGGGACCGAGGTACTTTATGTGACGCAGAGCGCGCTTGCCGGGCAAGTGTCGGCGGCGATCGCGTCGTCCGGCTTCGTCAACCGCGGTGCGAAAAAACGTACTGACCTGTTTTTCCTCAACAACACGGAGATGCCGGCGATCCTGCTCGAGGTCTGTTTCGTCGATAGCGAGGCCGACTGCGATATCTATGCGGATCAATTCGATGCAATCTGCAGTGCGATTGCCGACGTGCTCGGCGGTGAGGATGATGCGGGTATTGATCGCCCGCCACGACCGGAATCGCCCGGTGACGGCGAGGCCTTGCTGCACGTTACCGGCAAGGTCTCGCATTTCGGCGGGCCGGACGACACTGGCGTGTCGGCGAGCGAGGGGCTGGCTTTTATCCATGACATTGACCAGCACAGCCAACATCTTTTCCTGCCGATGCAGCCTGCGGGAACGACCGGGCTCGCGCGCCGGCTCAATGAACACGTGCATTATATTGCCTGCCGGTGGGACTATGCGGCGACGCCGAAAGAAATGCTGCGAACATCCGGGCAGGTCGCGTTGGTGCGCTCGCCGGACACTGAGATTGCACTGACGGCGTTTCCGGCCGACTGGGGACCGCACGAGGACACCGGCCGGGTGGCCGACCTCTCCCCGAGCCTCATGGCCGATCTCGGTATTACGACCGACGACGAGGTCGAGATTATCTATCCGCACAAGAGCGGGAAGTAAGGCCGGGGCCGAAGTCGGGCGGCCGTGGGCTTATCCGAACACTTTGACGAAGGCGATGGCGGCACCGAACAGAGCCGCGCCCGCAGTCATGAACGTTAGCGCCATCTGCCATGGGGCAAACTTGATTTCCTGTCGCTTGCGATCGTGGTCGGCCAGAGCGTTGTCTATATCAGCGAGGACTGATTTCAGTAGATCGGACATAGGGGCGGTCATAGCTTTGTTGCCTTACAAAATATTAGAGAGGGGCTTACCGACTTTCGCCTGTACCCGAACCCTGCGGCCAGAAGTAACGATCATCGCGCCGGCGCCCATCATGGCAATGCCGAGCACGAGCGCGACAAGCGTCGGCAGCAGTGACGGTGGGTGGCGGCGGTCCATGGCGGCCGGCCCGATCTGGCCGTCGTCGATGGGGACATCGCGAGGCACAGGGCCGGTTGGTGCGACCACCGCCGCGTCCGATACTAGTCCTCGGTACAGTTCCGTCCAGTCGTTATCGGGCCAGCGTTCGCCGATCGTGACCAGCACCGCACCAGCTTCGGCCTGGGCGGGCACTGGTGCGGCCGGCGGCCGAGTGGGGCGGGTTGTAGCCTGCGCTCGATCCGCCGCAGCCTGGCGCGCCTCTGCGGGCCAGTAGAGATCGGTCTTGGCCAGGCGTCGGCGGCCTGGGTACCAGCAGCGCCGCCCGTCCACATCACGCCACGAATAGTATCCGCCGCTGCCCTTGTGCGCTGCGCACTCGATTGCGGTAGCGGCGCGGGCGGGTTCGGCACCGGCGAGCAAAGAGAGGGTCGCGGCTAGTTTGGCAATTCGCCAAATTCTCTTTTGCATTCTATGCGGGCCGTTACGCCGGTTTGGCAGTCTAAGCCATTGATCTTTCGCACTTATCGTAGTCCCTCCACTCCTGCCACCCCCCTAAAAAATCCCCTTATCTTCAATGACTTAACCAAAGTTTGGCAATTTTTTCCCTGGGGTTTGGCAATCCATCTGTTCACTTGCGCTGCATGTTGGTTGCCGAATTGAGCAAAGGTTGCAGAAACACATTCCGCTTCCCCGCCTTCCTGCGTATCCTCATCGGACGCTCGGCTAGGCGCCCCATATGCTACCGTCGCAGTCACGGGACGCAGCCTATCTGGCTCGGATGCATCGTCGAGGCCTCTTGTATTTTCGGGCGATTGCGTCGCCACTCGCCAGACCCGAAAGCTCCATAAGTTTGTCTCATGTGGTGATAGGGATCGCTCACTTATTCCTGCCCTTTTCGGGGAAGGCGGCGAGCGTGCGTGCCATGCCCTCGGTTGCCATGCGCGCCTTATTGGCGGCCGCAACATAGATCCTGATCTCGCGCATGTCCTTGTGGCCGCTGACCGAAGCGATGAAGTCCTCGGAGCATCCGGCCTCGGCCATGCGCCGCAGGAACGCCTTGCGCAGCCCGTGGGCGCTGCAATGGGGAAGGCCCGCCTCGTCGCACCGCTCGCGAAACCACCCACCGAAGCCCGCCGCAGTGAACGGGCGGCCATAGTCCGTGACGAGAAAAGTCTTAACCCCGATCATGGGAGTCGCGGCCAGGATATCGGCAAGGGGCATGGCGATCGGAATATCCATTTCGGTCCTGGTCTTCGATTGCGTGAAAAGGAGCCGTCCACCACGCAGCATTGGCGGACCAAGATTGACGACGTCCGACCGCCGTTGTGCCGTGTAGAGCAGAAGGGCGAGGGCGAGCCGAGCCTTGCTGCCGATCGGGTGGCGCGCCTCGTACTGGCGCAGCTCGTCCTCGGACCACGAATGGAACCCGGCCGTCGTGGTGGTTTTCAGCTTGATGCCGAGCGCCGGGTTGTCGGGGCGAAGCCCTTCCTCGACCGCGAAGCCCAGCAGCACGCGGAGCACCCGCAGCAGGTTGCGTTGAGCGGCGGGCCGGTCCGCCTTCTCTGCCAGCATCGACACGACGTGGCGCCGCTCCATAGTGGCCAAGCGCTTATCGCCATGCGGAATGCGGAAGGTCTCTAAGATGTTGCGATCAGTCTGGCGTGTGATGGGCTTGTTTTTCGTGAAAGTGTAACTCTTGTAGAATGCGACGACGGCGGCGTTAATAGTGCCTGGCACGGTGTGCTGCGCCCCGATCTCGATCTTCGCAGCAGAGGCGGCGCCGCCTAACGCGGCTTCATAGGCGGCCATGAATTCCGGCGACCATGGCATGTTTGGCAATGGCACTCGCGGCAGGCCAGGCCGCCGCAAATAGAACCGCGGCTTGCCGAACCGATCGGCGAATCCATCAACGTATTTCGGCCACTTCACTTTTCGTCCCACTCATTGGTCCTTTCCGTTTCGCCCGGTTCGGCTCCGTTGCGCATGACGATGATGATCTTGCCGGTCTTGTCGATCTCGACGCGCACCACCTCGGCACCGGCGTCACGGGCGGCTTTGAGTGCCGCCGTTACATCACGTTGACGAAATGTGCATTCGCCGCGGGCCATTAGTCACAATTTCCTAATATGACGCAAACTTGGACACGTCCAATTTCTCCGATACGGGCAAATTGTTGACTCGCGCCACCGCATGCAGCCGGAAGCCCTGATCGCGCAATTGCGCCTCGATGGCGGCTAAGTGCCCGCAGAACGGCGAGCGGCCGGCGTCAAGCATCGCCTCGAGTTTCCGCATGCCAGTGAACATCGTCGAGTGGTCGCGGTGATGTGCGCGCGCGATGCCGGCACACGACATCCAGACATAGGTTGCGCATAATTTCATGCTGATCCAGCGCGCAATCGTGAGCCGTGTTCCTCGCACCGGGCTGATCAGCTCATCGACGCTGACCTCGAACCGCGCTGCGACCAATTGTTGGATTTCATAGATGCGTGGACGGCGCTTTTTGTTGGCAAAGAGCCCGCCGATCGGGGCGCATCGCTTCGGGCATTGCCCATCGGCGTCCGCGACGCAATCGCCGCGCCATAGGCCGCAGCGGCAATAGTCTTCCTCGGTGCGGTCGGTCGTTTTCCAGTGATCGTAGGTCATGGATAATCTAACCCTCGCCTAGCCTCGCCAAGCCACGCCATGCCCAGCCTTGCCTTGCCTTGCCGGGCCACGCCCCGCCTAGCCACGCCGCGCCTTGCCCGGCCAGGCCCTGCCGCGCCGAGCCCTGCCGCGCCGTGAAGAAAACCCGCCGAGCGATGCGGCATTGAGAACTCGGCGGGCTGTTTGCCGGCAGGCGGGGCAGGTGCCTACCGGCTCACTTCGTTAGGCGGTTGTCGTGTTGCGCCGCCGGCGCCGCCAGCCAAGGCCGAGCAGGCCAAAGCAGGCCGCGATCAGTCCGGGCAGTCCGGCGCCTGCGATGGGTCCTGGTACTGCGTTGACAGCGAACCCAAGCGCCTGGTTTGGCGCATTCACCGCGTCGGTCAGGACAGTGAGCGTGCAGGTCGGGCAATCGATCGATCCGCCAGGTGCGCTGTCGGCGAGCTCGAGGTTCATGCGGTTGAGCAGCGCGGTGGGCAGATTAGCGAACACGATCGCCGCGCCATACTCCACGCGCCAGATGGCGAGCTGCGTTGCCGCGTCGTCCTGGTTGGCGTCGAGACCGCCCAGCGTCAGGCCACGCAGCATCAGGCTTGCAATCTGCCGCAGCTGCCCACCATCAAAGCCGCCGGGAGGAAGCCCTGGGAAAGTCTGCCCAGCGCCGAGTTGATGCAGTTGGAACGTGTAGGGTACAGTCAACAAATCATTCACGTCCAGGCACCAGACCAACAGATCGGCGGTGGGATTGTTCTGGTGCAGGTTGATCTCACCCGCCCGCACGGTTTCAGTCAGCGCACCGAGCGTGATGGTGACGTCCTGAAACCCGTTCGGCTGAGTGAACGAATCGGCCCGGAACGTGTCGGCCAAGGCAGGAGTGGCCAGGGCCGCGAAGGCGCTTGCTAGTAGCAAAAGCTTTCTCATTTGCTGTTCCTCATCATCATGAAGGTTGAAGTTTAGTTTAGGTGGGCATTCCGTCTTACATGCCTTCGGCCTCTCTTCCGGTTTCAACTGCGCATCGCAACTTTTGAAAACTGATAAAAACAATCCTTGCCTTGCCTCGCCTTGCCCAGCCGTGCCGTGCCGTGCCTCGCCGCGCCGGGCCCCGCCCTGCCGAGCCGTGCCTCGCCGCGCCGTGCCAAGAAAATTCATGTCTGTACTTGCAGGTCGCCATGCGCGGCTTTCATCTCGGACATCGCATCCCGAATCTGCTGCGCGAGCGCCGCGGCACGAGCGCCGGTGTTGATGCCTACGCGCAGCGTCTCGCGAATGCGCGCCAGGTCTGCGACGAGCACATTGTCTAGGAGTTGTGCCTCGGCGATCAGCTCACGGATGACCGCGCATTGCATCCCGATCGCTTTCTCGGCGACCTCTTCGAGATGCGCGAGAACCTTCGCGGTTGAGGCCGTCTGCGCGGGCTGCGCTGGTTCGGCGCCGTCGTTGCTCTTGCTCGTGATTTCGTTGAGCCTCTTAATCAGCTCGTCCGGATCGGTGGTGTTGTCGTTCCACTGTTGCATTTCAGTCTCCCTTCAGCCTACGTCCAAAGCCTTGCATTTCTCGGCTATCCATCCGTTGATCTCTTCGAAGGCATCGCGCCTCACGCCGGCCGAGTTGCGCAACTTGCGTTGCACGTCCGAGCGAAACCAGCGTTCCAATTCATCGGCAGACGTCGCCTCGTCGACAATCACGCGCGCATAGGCGCGGTATTCATCTTCGCTCTTGGAAACAGCCGACGACGGCACCTGCGACTCGTGACCAGAAGCAGGCGCCGCCGCCGGTGCCTCGCCAGCGTCCGCACCTACGATCGTGCGATGCGGTTGGTCATCGGTTTTGGACGCTGGGGAAGCTCGGGGAGTTCGGGGCGTTCGTGCTGCGGGTGCCGCTGCCTCTTGCGGCGCGCCGCCTTCCGCAAACCAATCAAGCGCCGCAGCTGCCGAGCCAGGCCGCTCGACCTTACGGCCTTCCTCGCGCGCGCGGTCGAAATCGTACAAGGCGTCGTCGCGGTGCATGAGGCGGTCGAGGTCGGTCGACATCGGCAGCTGTTTTGAGTGCAGCCGCGCCACGGTCTTTCGCGCCATCTCGGGATAAAATACCGGGTCGGCCCATGGTCCCTTCTGCGCTTTGCTCTTACGCCTAATGTCCTCGATCTGGTCGGCGTTCATGATTTCGCGCGAGACAGTGCCGTCCGGATAGGTCGCGATCGAATAGGCCGCGATCACCTTGCGACTGCGGCCGCCGCTCATTGCCGGCTTGTGATGGATGTAGGGCTCGTCGCCGAGCCGATAGTCGAACTCGTCGCCCTGCTGCACCACCTGCACATTCCAATCCGAGAGCGCACCCGCGTTGCGGACCTTTTTGCGAATGCCGGCAATCATCGGCAAATACTGCGCCGTGTCGGCCGAAGCCCTGCCCTCCTCGTTGACGCCGTAGGGCACGATCGCGGCCTCGCGACCGTCTGGCAGCAATCCATCCTGCGCGCATTTCATCAGCGCATTGAACAAACTTTGCCGGTCGCAACGCAGCAGCTTTGGATTGGCTTGGACGGCCGTCATCACCACGCGCGAGAAACGTGCGACCGGGATATGCGGCGGCAATGCCGTGGTGAACTGCGACTCCATCGCGGTGAGGTCGCCGCGCAGTTGCTTGATCGCGGTCGGCAGTTGCACCTCCTCGGTGCGGGCCAGTGCTGTCATTTGCACGTCCTCCATTTAAAGAAATCCTTGCCTTGCCTCGCCTTGCCCAGCCTCGCCATGCCTCGCCTTGCCTTGCCTTGCCGTGCCTTGCCATGCCCCGCCGCGCCCTGCCGCGCCGTGCCGCGCCTCGACAAAGTCATTCCCACCTCGTGACCGAAAATTTCCCAAACACTCCTCTGAACGTGCCAAGCCCAAGCGCGCGGCCGCCTTCCTCGATGAGGTTGAGAATGTCCTGCTCCTTGATCTCGCGGTTCGGGAAAATGTCCATCGTCAGATCGAGCGACCAATCGAGCGGCAGCACCGGCCGCACTTTCGGATTCGGAATGCCCTTGTCGAGGCGCGCCACGTGTCGGGTGATGTAGACGCCGCTCTGCGGATCAACGTCGCCGTCAAATTTGCCGAGCACGATCGGCTTGCCGCCGCGCAAGAATGGAATGAACGACTCGCGGATGCTGAGAAACGAGAGCATCGCGTTGGCGATATCCTTGTATTTGCGTTTGTCACGGAGTCGCTTGGGCGCAGAATTGGTGTTGTGCGCCGAAAGAAAGCTCATGATATTGATCGAAGGGAGACCAATAACGCGAGAATCTCCAGGTTCCAGATACAACTTTTGATGCGGCTCCAATCGAGTGTTGTTGTCGCCGGGATAGCGATCGAACATCACGTCCGTAAGGCCCTGGAAAGTAACCTTCTTCGTGATCGTATCTGTGATCCGTGCAATTCGAACAGGCGGGGATTTGTCTTTGTTTGTTTTGTCGAGCACCACACTTCTCCTTCTGTTGTTGCCTAGCCATGAATTTTAGACCTTGCCTTGCCTTGCCTCGCCTTGCCTCGCCTTGCCTCGCCTTGCCTCGCCAGGCCGCGCCCAGCCATGCCTTGCCTTGCCCTGCCGCGCCCGGCCCCGCCTTGCCGAGCCAGGCCATGCCATGCCCGGCCCAGCCGGGCCGCGCCACGCCCCGCCATGCCCTGCCGTGCCCAGCCCAGCCCTGCCATGGCTGGCCGAGCCACGCCGAGCCGCGCCGCGCCTAGCCACGCCCGTCCTCCTGATCCCTCGAAATGAAAAATCGTCTTGACGACGACGCCTTTCGCACGTGCTCGCGCACAACGATCTCTTTGAGTGAGACCTTCCATCCACGCACGATCGCGATCTCGGCGTCGCCGATCTTCTCACGGAGTTCGGTTTCGGCCTCAGCCTTTGCAGCCTCGGCTATCTTTATTTGCTCCATCGCGGCCTCGCGCTGGGCGAGGAGCTCGAGCGCGCGGTTGTCGCCGCGCAAATCGATCTCTTTGCCGGGGACTTGGCGCGGATAAATGATCTGCATCAGCCGATCGTCGCGCGCGTAGTCGGTTTTCGGCGGACGGCCGGCGGCGACGTCGTCCCAGAATTTCGTGACAGCCTCGCGGATGCGCGCCTCGGCGCCAGCGTTGCGCGGCACGTCGTAAAGATGCAGATCGAAGTTCCAGCCGTCGACGACGAGGGCGGCGATCACGCCAAAGTCGGCGTTGTCGAGCATCATTTCTGTGGCCGTCTGCAACGCGACATGAGTAGGCGGCGTCTCTTCGGTCCAGCTCGACCGGAAGGCGTTCGGCGCGACGGTTTTAGTTTGTAAAACACCGCGGCGGTTGTTCTCATCGTAGACGTAGAAATCCGGTGTTGCCCCGAGCCTGATTTTTGCATCGCGCAGATACTCGTTCGCCTTGGCGATCGCCCACCACGGGCGTTCCTCGCGCACTGCCTCGGCGACGGCGCCTTCGAGCAGCCGGCCGCGGCGCAGCACCTTACTGTCGATGTCGGGCATGGCGACGCCGGTCTTAGCGGCATAGAGCCCGAGCGCGGTTTCGTATGGGTGCAGGCCGAACAGTGCGGCCACCGTCGAGGCGGTCACGTCGCCCTTGCGCAAGGCCAGCCACTCCTCGCGTGATGCAAACGTCAAGCGCTCGATCATCATGGCGCACGCCTCCGATGCGAGGTCCGTCGCGCGACCTTGACGCCGGCATTTATTGTAACTACATAATTGCCATGTTTGAGTGGGACGACCGGAAGGCCGCCAACAATCTGGCCAAGCATGGCGTTCCGTTCGAATACGCGGTGCGCGTGTTCGACGATCCGCACTGTCTCGAATCCGACGTCTCGCGCATGCGAGACGAAGAAGCGCGACGGAAGACCGTGGGCCGCATCGGCGGCAAACTGTTCGCGGTGGTGTTCACCATGCGCGGCAACATCCGCCGCATCATCTCCGCGCGGCGCACCAACACGAAGGAGGAGCGGCGCCATGCCAATCGTGCGCAAGACCAAAGCTGATCTGAAAGGCTTCCGACTCACGGGTGCGCAGCGTAAGCGGCTCGACACCATGACCGATGCCGAGATCACGGCCGCTGCCAAGTCTGACCCGGACAACCCGCCGATCACCGCAGCCGGGTTCAAGCGCATGCGTCTCGGTCGACCGCCGCTGCCCGCCGGAGAACGCAAGAAGAGCGTGACGCTGCGCATCGATCCCGCCGTGGTCGCCCACTTCCGCAGCCTCGGACCCGGCTGGCAGACAAGGATCGGCGCGGTGCTCTCAAGCCACATCAAACGATCTCGCCTTGCGTCTTCTCGGCCACCACGCAAATCGGGTTAATCATCACGACTGCCCCTGCTCGTAGATCACGACCGCACCGTGAGCGACGTAGCCGCCATCACATCGGCGCGGCCCTGAGAACACGGCGTAGCCGCTGCCGTCGTCCACCTTGTTCATCAGGTCGGTGATCGCCGACTGTACTGCCTCACGGGTGGAGGCGGTGATGCGATAGACCAGGCGGCTGGGACGGGCCGGATCAGCCTCGTGCTCGATGGATGCGCGGGCGGCGGGCGGCTGTGACAGGTGGGCTACGATGTCGTGGACAGGGTCGGTGGTCATTGCGAGCTCCCGAATGGACGGGAGCACACTACCTAAAACTGGGTACGCGTCAACCTAAAAATGGGTTAATAATGACCAGGGACGGTTTTGGGTGGATAGAAGATGACGTGGAAAGCTTTTTTGGCGGGCACGAGGCGAGGCGCCGGGCCAGCGGCGCTGCCGGGAGGGTAGGCACCTCCCGGCGCGATGAGCGGCCGTGACGATTAGGAAAACCAAGACTGGCTGGCAGATCGAAGTCTAGATCAAATCCCAGCCGAAGTTCAAGACGAGTACACCGATGATGATCATGGTCAGAGCGGAATTCGATTCCGAAAGCCAATCATGGTGGGCTGCGGCCGATATTGACGAAAAGCACGCATTGGCAACGGGGGCGGACACATTCGCAGAACTTCTGGATCGTATTCCAGTCGTTCTGCGAGACCTCCTGGTCGACGCTTACCCTGAATATTGGGGTTGTCCCGCGGAAAAAAGGTGAGCTACAATGGGGTAGCAAGAGGATAGACATGCAACTGACGCGCGAGCAAGTAGACCGCAATTATGAGGCGTTTATGGCGATGCTTCCTAGCATTCTTCCGCTTCATGAAGGCAAGTATGCCCTCATGAAGGATGGTGCTGCGGTGGGATTCTATTCGACGCTCGACGATGCCTATATGACGGCCAATCAGTTTTACAAAGATCAACCCTTCTCAGTTCAGAGGGTGACTGACACCCCCGTTGATCTTGGCTTCTTTTCGCATGCCGTCATTAGCAGGTAATTATAATCCGGCAGTAGGCGTAATCCTTCAGGTTGCGATCTTTGATCCTGCCCAAGTCGCCGCTATTGGCACCCAGCAGGCTGCACAGAATGCAAATCTTACATTGTTCGCGGCGCTCCTAGATACCGGAGCGTCGGTGACATGCATTTCGAATAACGTTGTGCAGAAACTCGGATTGCAGCCAAGCGGAAAAACCCGCATGAGCGGTTCGACCGGGACCAGCACAGTCGATCAATTTACATTTGGCGTTGGCTTTGTTTTTGGCGCTCAGCAAAGCCCAACCGGCGCTTTCAGTGGGCACCTACACCTGCACATGGTGCAAGGATGCGAGTTCACGCATCATGGATTCGGATTTGACGTTCTTGTAGGCCGTGACATTCTCTGCAAGGGCGTCTTCTCAATGTCCTTCGATGGGCACTTCATATTGTCCCTATAGAAACAATGCTGACACCCGAATCGCTACGATCTGTAAAAGTCAATCTTGACGTCGCAAAAGAGGCGTTGGCGCAAGCCGAAAAACGCCTCGGTGACGCGCTTGAAGCAAAGAAGACGATCGAACAAAAAGCAACGGTTCTATTTGGTGCCTATGTAACGATATCTCTGGCCTTATTTGGCTTTGGTGGCGCCCTGGCGAAGGATGTCGGATCAAAAACGTGGCCGGTGTTCGTCGCCGGCATGTGTTTTGTAATAGGGGCTGCTGCTTTTGCTCATGTCTTCTGGGGGCGAGAGTATGGCGATCTAGGAAGCCAACCATCCATGTGGCTTCAACCAGGTCGCATCGATGGAAATAACGATGAATTTGCGAGAATGATCGCGTATGTGGCTTATTATCACGACAAGCGGATTCGGCTAAGTTATGACAGCAATACAGTCAAAAGCCGCTCAGTACACTGTGGGCTGATTGCAGGTATCGTCGGAGCTCTGGCGCTATTTGCAGCCATGGTATTCATCTTTTACGGATTCTTGACCAGCCATCCTTGATGCTCGTCCCAAGATCGTCAGCCGGCCCGAAAGGAAAGGTTGAATAAAATGGAACCTCAAAAGCTTCCTGATTTCTCCGACTTGCCGGCCGGTGCCACCGACGAAGTGTTGCGGCTTGGCGAAGCAACTCTTGCCGGAACTGTGCAACTCGCTGTTGCCGCCGACCAGCGGGCCACTGCCATGGCTGGCATCTTCGGCGCGGGATTTGTCGCCCTACTGGCAGTTGCGGCGGCGGTCGCCACGAACGAGCGGTACATGGCATCGTTGCTCTCTGCTGCGCTCACTACGGCGGCCGGGTTATTTATGGCGGCGGTCTTCAGCGCCTGGGCAGCTCGGCCCAACGATTTCTTTGTCGGCGGCTATGAACCGCGCAAGATCATGAAATCGGCTGGCAATGTCGTGTGGATGAAACGCTACGCCTGCGAGGACGTCCAGAAGCGTATCGATGCCAATCGGAGCTCACTTGAAAACGGAGCGAAATTCGTACGTGCCGGCGCGGTCATCGCCCTCTTGTCGCCGGTCCTGGGAACCATTGTCTTCTGGCTCAACCGCCCTTCTTGAATGGCGTGCTTGGGTCGGGCCGGGGCGGCGGCTCCGGGGCTGACGGCGAAGGCGGTGGTGCCGGCGGCTGCGGCGGTGACGTCGGCTTTTTGGGTTCGTCGGTCATTTTTTGCCGGTCACAGATCGAGCACCGCGCGGCGGACGCGGCCGATGACCTCTACATCGTGCTTTCCCTTGATATAAAACGGCCTATGGCTGCCATTCCACGAATGGGGCGCAAACTGCGGAGGATCGGGACGCCACAGCTTAAATGTGGTTTCCCCGCGACACATGAATACATAGGCTTTATCGGGTACCAAGACGCGGTCAGCGCGATTGACGACAATGATCGAGCCGTCCGGCACTAGCCTATCCATCGAATCGCCCTCGACCCGCAGGGCAAAAAAATCCCCCGATCCCAAGTCCGCGAAAGCCAGCAGTGGCACATCTTCAACGGGTATCTGCGACTGACGATCCACCAGCCGTCCTGCCGTGACCGACGAAATCAAAGGGACTTGAGCAATGCTGGGAGGTTTCGGCGCGACGTGAGCCGGTCCATCTTCCCAGAGTAGCCACTCTCCAGTGGTATTTAATGCTTGCGCCAATTCCCCCAGCATTCGGGGCCGCGCTACAAGGCCACTTTCTATGTTGGCGATTCCCTGCTGCTTCATACCTACCCGGACAGCCAAAATGGTCTGGCTGATTCCTAATGCCTCCCGCTTTTGCGTAACCCTTGCCCCAAATGCTTTTTTATTGACCGCCTTCATGGCGGGAAGGCTACCCAAAATTTTGTAGCCCATCCCTAACAGAGTTATAGGTTGACGAATACCCAAAATTAGGTATTTTTGCTGCATGTCGGTAGCAGCATTGGAACTCGCCTGTGTGCGTGTCGGTGGGCAAAAGCCACTAGCCGACCTCATTGGGACCACTCAGGGACAGGTTTGGTATTGGCTAAAGCGCTCAAAGCGCGGCGTTCCGGCCGAATTTGTACTGCCGATCGAGCGCGTCACCGGAGTATCGCGCCACGATCTGCGCCCCGACTTGTATCCAGCTTCTGAGTCAGAGGCGGTTACATGATCGCCTTTCGCTACTAATGCCTGACCTTGCAGGTGCGACGGCAATCGCGCCGGCAAGATCAGGGTGACTACCAAACGTTCTCGCTACCGACCTGAAACTAAGCGTCCTTTTGCTCGATCCTCCTCGTCCATGCCCAGTAACCTGGACGAAGGAATTGTTTCGGTGCTGTCAAAAAATGCCAGAGATAGGAACATGAGTGTTGCCGTCGCCTCGGCCAGAAACGCAGCGCAAGCGCTGGTCGATACCGAGGAACGAAAAACCCGTTCCCGCATGCTCGCCTACAAATCTGTAGCAGGCAAAGTCGGGCGTTCCGCGACGTGGCTGCGCAATCTGCTGGCGGGCGGGTTGAGCCGGGTAGATGGTGAAATCAAGCGGCGCTTGGATGCGCTGCTGGTACGCGAAATCGAGGCCGAGATTGCGCGACTTACCCACGAACTGGAAATGGCGAAGAGATGCGGCGATCACCCTGCTGCGCTCAATGTTAGCGAGATTGAGACGCATCTTTCGAAGGTAAGGATGTTGTTGACGGGAGCAGCGCCGCAAAAAAATCCTTAGGAGGCGAAGCCGTGAATGGCACGCTGGTCCGCTACGATGCGATGTGCCGCGCAATCGCCGAGGCGCACGCCGTCGATGAGGTCAAGGACATACACGACAAAGCTGTCGCGCTCGAAGCCTATGCGCGTCAAGCGCAGAACACGGATGCCGAACGCGAAGCGACCGAAATTAGGCTGCGTGCCGAGCGCAAGGTGGGGCAATTGCTAGCGGAGCAAATAAAGCAGGGTGGTGATACCCGGCGTTCAAAGTCGAGCGAGCCGACTTTGAAAGACCTTGGCATTTCCAAGGATCAATCCTCGAAGTGGCAGAAGATCGGTGCCATGTCAGATGAAGATTTCGACTTGGCGATCGGCACCAAGACATCAAAACCATCGACGAACGGCATCCTTAGGGGTGCCACTCCTCCGTCGGAAAAGTTATTTGTTTCAGCGGACGCGCTTTGGCTTTGGGGTCGATTGCGCGATTTCACCACCGAGGAATGGCTGGCCAAGTCGCCGAACGATGTCATGTCCACGATGACTCCCGAAATGAAAGACGACGTCCATCGGTTCGCACCGCGCTTTGCAAAATGGCTCAAGCGAATAGGGGAAATATCGTGACGCACGAAGAAAGTCAGTTGGCGGAGATCGTCGCGCGCATCATCGATATCAGACGGACGCATGTTCGGATCGTTCCATCCTGGATCGCCACTGAAGCTTTGAAAGAAATCGATCCAGCTAACCGCTCGCATCCGCTAGTCAGGGCTGGTTGTCATTTACAATTGCGCCAGATCGCTCGCGCGCAATGTCGCAACCTTTTCGAGGACGGCGACACGATCGATGATGGCGAGCCTGAATTCACTGGCTTCAAAGAACTTCAATGGCGTTACCCGGCAGCGCATTCAAAGGGGAAACCTGAACCCGAATATGTGCTGCTCGATCAGTTGAGCCGCGCCGATGTCATTTACAACGTCCGGCGGCTGCGGCGCGAGGGACAAGCCAAGCTGAAGCATGCCGACGCGCTCGAAGCATGGGATTTGGCGAGGCGTGGTGCTGCGTAGTGAGAGACAGCAACCAAAAACGATGAGGCATCAAAATGACCGACACCCACGGCGCCAACTCGCTTGGCGTGATCGCCGAGCCCTTCGTGATCCGCATCGAGAACGTCCACGCCGACCTGGAATCGCTCAAGGGCGAATACATGCAGAGATGCCAGGCCCGGCGTGAGGACATCAAACAAATCTGCATCGAGGCCAAGGATAAGGGCGTCGATCCGCGCGCGCTCAAGGGCGTCATCAAGGCGCGGGCACTACAGCGCAAGATCGACGGCATCGATGACGGTTTCGACGAAACCGAGGCGGCGGCCTATCGCGAGCTGGCGGAAACCCTCGGTCCCCTCGGGAACGCTGCCGCCAATCGCGCCGGCTTCGCCGAGAAGGACTTGCGGCCGGCATTCATGCAAGACACCGAGAAAGCCGCGGCGCACGCGGCCGGTCTCAAGACCGTGGGCCGCGGTCGCGGCCGGCCCAAAAAAGCAAAAGACCATCCTGTCGATGCGCTCGCCTGACAACGTCATGCACGGGGGCCGCCATGCAGCGCGCGCGGCAATTGAGGCTATTTGCTTCGCGCCGTCAGCGTGGCGTTGCCGTGGATTATTCGCCGTCTGAATTTCAACTCCACTGTGCTGTCGCGGACACGCTCAAGAGGTGGGCGGCGCCGAACTGGGTGTTCACACATCTTCCGCTCGGCGAGGAGCGCTCGGCACTGGCCGGCGCGCGACTTAAGCGCATGGGCACAATGCCGGGATGGCCAGACATCATCCTGATCGGCCCGAAGGATCACCCGATCCAGCGGCCGCACTTCCTCGAACTGAAACGCCGCGGCGGCAGGCTCACCGAGCCGCAAGCCGCCATCCAGCTCTGGTGCATGCTCAACGGCTGCCCATTCGCGGTGGCGGATAGCTACGCAGCCGCAATCACAATTCTTAAAGACTGGGGCGCACTGCGGACGGGAGTGCACGTGCAATGACGAAGCACATCGGGCCGATCAATCAAGCATACGGCGAGTTAAAAGAGGACTTACACTTTACCGGCTATGCGTTCGAGCGCGGGTGCCACCGCCTGCGTCAGTTGTTGTCAGATGATAGTTGGAAGCAATGCGGCGGCGGATTCGACAACGTCGACGATTTTCTGGGCAGTCTACAACTGGAACAGTTTGCGAAGATCGCGGAGGAGCGTCGCGAGATTGCGAAGCTGATCAAGGAGCTTCGGCCAGAGCTCAGCACGAGGGCTATTGGGCGGGCTCTGAAGGTAGCTCACACGACAGTGGTGCGGCGTGCACCACAAAAGGGGGAAAAGACCAGTGCCCTCAATGATGGGGTGGTGCAAGGTGCACCAACGTCAGGCGCGTCGGCCGTTCCGCCATCCGGCACAGAAGCAGCCAAAGCGGTGGTTGCGCTTGAGGCGCGGCAAGAGCGCAAGGCCCGCAAGGACAGCGCGAAACACGCGGTCGCAAACGCCGTCTTTTCAGAGGACGGCCCATTCGGGTCGGTGGTGATTGATCCGCCATGGGCCATTGAAAAGATCGACCGCGATGTGCGGCCCAATCAGGCCGAGTTCGACTATCCGGTGATGAGCGAGGACGAGCTACGCTCATTCTGGCACGTTGAAATGGTCCCGCGTATTGAGCCGGACTGCCATCTATTTATGTGGACGACGCAGAAATTCCTACCTGTCGCATTGAAGCTGATCGGCGAATTTGGATTCCGTTACGCTTTCACGATGGTTTGGCACAAGGCCGGCGGATTCCAGCCGGTTGATCTTCCTCAGTTCAATTGCGAGTTTGTTGTTTATGCCCGTAGGGGCTCGCCGGTTTTTATCACAACCAAAGATTTCCCGTGTTGTTTTGATGGCGAACGGCGCGAGCATTCCCGCAAGCCTGATCGCTTCTATGAAATCGTGCGCCGGGTGACCGGCGGCTCGCGCATCGACGTGTTCTCACGCGAACCGCGCGAGGGATTTGCTCAATTTGGTAATGAGTCGGGGAGGTTCGCAGCATGAAAGGTGAATATACCGAGGACCGGCGCGATTCAGATCGCGTGATGCCGTCAGTGCAGGGTATTCTGCTAAAGCGGCTGAAGTGGCACACAACAATTGCGCCAGAGCATATTGATATCTCGCAAGCTGCTGATTTGATCGCTGATACTGGCGACCGCCTTGCGGTTCGCGTTCGCTCGCCTGGCTATCTTGATCAATGGCCACACGACTTCACCATTCGCGCAGCTCGCACGTTGACCGGCGCTGGAACGGAATACGTGAAAATTGTCGATCAGGGATTCGGTGATTTCATCTTTTACGGGCACCGTGACGATAAATACAATGTCGTCTCTTGGCGCATTTGCAATCTGTACATCCTTCGGCGGGCGATTCAACATCAAGGGCCAGAAGCCTACGGATCGCTACAAGCAAATCCGCACGATGGTGTGCTGTTCTGGGCATTCGATGTCCGCAAACTTTTACAGCACAAGTGGCCCGTCGTTTACGATCGTTCAGTGCCAACCAACAGCACTGCTGGCGTCGAATATACCGCCGCATGGATTCGTGGCGAGGTGACCTCATGATCGACCTCAATGATGCCGATCCGTTCCGGTCGCTCTCTGAAGAGCGCAAGCGCCGTCTGTCGCAGATTGCGCAATGGCGTCGCGATGGTTGCTGCACATTTTGCGGCTGCGTCCTGCTCGGCGACGTTACGCCGCTTGATGAGGAGGGCGCCAAATTTTTCGGCGGGCCACCGCACTTGGCCGGCGACCGCATGTGCTTCTGGTGCTTCGAATCCTGGACCGAATGTCAGCCAGACGAACCGTCCCGCTACCAAGGGGGACGCGCATGACCTTCCGCTACGTCACCCATCACCGCGTGCTCGACTACGCGCGGCTTGGCTGGTGTATCGCCGATACGTTCGAGCACTGCTACCACGGCGAGTTCTCGATCCTGATGATGTGGATGTGCCCGTGTCCACCCGTGGAGCCAAAGCAATGAGCGCGGCCTTTGAATCGGAAATCGGCAGCGCACGGGCGTCAGGGGGGCTGGGGATCGTGCGCTGCCGCTAGATGCATCACTCGTGGGGGGAAACGGGATGCGACAAGGATATGGGGACATGCCGGTGAAAGCTCCAGCGCCCTTTCATGGCACCTTGGCGATAATGGCGTCGAGGCGCCGCTCAAGCCGGGTCTCGAGGTGCGCAAACAGACCGCCGATCTCGGTGCGGATCATCAACTCAAGATCGTCGCGCAGCCCTTGGATCGATCGGGCCGTCATCATTTGGTTCTCGCTCAAGCGGCGCAGTTCATTGCGCATGGCCGCCTGCTCGTCGATCGCGTGCTCGATCGCCTCGCGCATGGCCGACTGCTCGTCGAGCACGCGCTCAAGCTGCTTGGCGATAAAATCCAGGGTCACTTCCTCAGCCATCAGTATTTTCCAGCTTTCGAACGCGGTCGCCCATGCGCGAATGCTGTGCGTGCATGGTGCGGATCTCGGTCAGCATCTCGGTCAGCAAACTTTCGTGGCGTTCGCGGGTGTTGTCGATCCGGATCACGATTGCGGTCAGCACACGCATGTCGTCACGCAAGCTACCAACCTCGGTGGTCAGCCGCTCAAGGCTACGGGCGAAGAAGGCAAGGTCAGGATCGATCACGGCACCTCAACCGAAAAATTTAATGCTGGCGAGGATTGCGACGATGGCCGCGGACATCAGACCACCACGCACTGTCAACCGGTGATCGAGGGCGAGCAGGTCAGTGCGCACAAGAGCGAGCTCTTGCCGCATATCGGTACGCACAGCAGCGAGTTCTTGCCGCATATCAGTGCGCAACTCGGCGAGGTCCGCCGACGTCGCCACGCTCTCGCGCAATGCCTCGTGCATCGCCTCGGCGTGGGCGCGGGCTTGCTCTTCGGGAATGCCAGCAGCCTTGAGGCGGTCGAGGTAAATCAGCTTATCGAACAGGATTTGGTCACTCATTGCCACACCTTAGCACCGAGCTTGGACGCGTCCAAGTTAAGGAAAGCCTAATGCGCACGCTATCCGAACTGTTCGCCAACCTCGGAATAACTGCCGCGCCGCGCACCGGCCGTTTCAACACGACATGCCCGCGCTGCAGCACGCTGCGCTCGAAGAAGCACAAACGCCGCCACAACTGCCTGCGCGTCAACGCCAGCGACGATCGTATCCACTGGCATTGCTTCCACTGTGGCTACGAGGGCGTGCGCTACGCCGACGAGAGCCTCGACGTGCGGAAAGGTTTCGAGGTGCAGAAGAAACCAAGAGCAGCCGCATGCAGCCCACACCCATGATGAACGAGGGATAGAAGTGGAGTGTGAACATTCACGGTCTGAAATTCGCCGGCGCGTCCTCTCCAACGGCGTGATTGCGTATTATCGGCAATGCCTGACGTGCTCACAATCAGTAGGCAGCGCCATCAAGAAGTGCGATGTCCCTACCGATTGCGCAATGTTCGATGAGCAAGCGCGCGCCGACTATTGGGAGAGACAACACGCGCAGCGCCGATCTGAATATGATCTAGAGAGGGCTGAGCGGCGGGCTGAATGGTGGGATCGTTATGACAACTATCTCTGCTCAGAAGAATGGGCTCGCAAGCGGGGCCTGGTGCTGGCGCGCGACGGCAACCGCTGCCAAGCGCGCCTCGATGGCTGCTCAATGTTCGCGCGGCAAGTTCACCACCTGACTTATCGGCATGTCTTCAACGAACCGTTGTTTGATCTGGTTGCGGTCTGTGAGTCTTGCCACGATCAATTGCATCCCCCTGATGGGGAGTAGGCATGGCCATCTTCTCCGCTCAGGAACTATTGACGCGCCACGGTATCCAATATGTCGCGACGCAGAAGAACAAATATTCGACGGCATGCCCGACTTGCGGCAATGGTTACTTGAACGTGGAGATCAAGAGCGATCGCGTAGTGTGGTACTGCCAAAGCTGCAAGGAAGGGTCTGGGGAGCAATTCGACCAGCCTGACGCGACCGGCGAGCTTGGCGAGCCCAAAGCCATTTACGACTATCATGACGAGAAGGGCGCGCGGCTCTTTCAGGTGCTGCGATTTGAGCCGGTTAACGGCGCCAAGCAGTTTCGCCAGCGCACTGACCCCGACCAGAAAAAGTGGTCACTCAAGGGCGTGCGCATTGTGCCGTTCCTGTTGCCCGATTTGATCGACGCAGTGACTAACGACAAGGTCATCTATGTCGTGGAAGGCGAAAAGGACGTGCTCACATTGCGCGCGCATAATTTGGCCGCAACCTGTAATGCCATGGGCGCCGGCAAGTGGCGCGCGGATTTTGCGAAATATTTTGACGGGGCCGACGTTGTTATTTGCGGCGACAACGACAAGCCCGGCCGCGATCACGTCATTAAGGTCGCGCGTACAATCATCGACGTGGCGCGCTGCGTGCGCATTCTGGACCTGCAAACGATCTGGCCAACCATCGAAGAGAGTGATGACATCACCGACTGGTTCGTGCGCGGCGGTGGAACGGTCGACGCGCTGGAGGAGGCGATTGGGCATATTGCGCCGCTGACTGAAATTCCAAACGGCTATGATCCCGATCCACCATGGAGTGATGGCAAGCCAGGTCGCGCCGAACCTCTGCCGGCGCCTTCGGTGGTGTGGCCCATGCCCGTCATCGAGTCCGACATTCCGCTTCGTGATTGGGTGGTGCTCGGTCTACTCATGCGCCGGCAGGTGACGGTGTTTGTTGCTCCACCTGGTGCTGGCAAAAGCCTGCTCACCTTGCAGCTCGGGCTCGCCTGCGCCCACGGCACGCCATGGTCGGGTTGGCGCCCGCGCAAGACCTTCCGCGTCATGATCATTAACAGCGAGGATGATATTGACGAGATGCGCCGTCGGCTGGTCGCCGCAACCTTGCGGATGAGCATCAAGCAAGATGGCGTTCGAAACCGCTTGTGCTTGATCGACAACTCGGCAAGCGGCGCTGTGATCGCCAAGTTTGACATGCGGAGCAAAACATTGGTGCGCACGCCATTGCTTGACCAGATAGTCAAAGCGGTGCTCGACAATGAAATAGACATCGTTTTCGTGGACCCCTTCGCGGAGACGTTCGAAGGTGACGAGAACTCCAACAGCGAACTTAAATGGGCCGGCATGCTGTGGCGCGAAGTGGCGCGGCGGACCAACGCCTCGGTCTGCTTGGTACATCACACCAAGAAATACGCCACCGGCATGGCCGGCGATGTCGATGCCGCGCGCGGCGCTGGTGCGTTGATCGGCATCGCGCGTATTGTGTCAACGCTATTCCCCATGACAGCGCGGGAAGCCGAGGCCATGGGGGTCGCCGACGACAAGCGCGGTTATTTCCTGCGCTATGACGACGCCAAAGCCAATCTCAACATCAAGAGCCCGTTCGCCAGGTGGTTCGAAAAGCAGACCGTCACACTCCAGAACGGCAAGGACGATCTGCCGGGCGACGATGTAGGCGTGCTGATCCCATGGGCGCCGAAGGGTCCGAGCCTGCTGGAATTGGACATTATCAACTTTTTCGCCGCCGTCGACAAAGGCGTGCTCGATCAGCACCAGCAGCCAACGGGTGAATTTTACACCTTCGACGGCAAGCGCGGACCCGCCTCAAGCCACTCGGTCGTCGACTTCGCGCTGGCGCATTTCGATTTGGAATCGCGGGCACAAGCGGCCAAGCTCATCGAGGGCTGGCGGCGCGACAAACGCCTTGAGCAAATCCTGTACCGGTCCCCACGCGCCCGCAAAGCGCGCCCGCGCGTGATCTCCGAACTCGATCCGCTCGCCCCAAAACGGCAGGCCGCGGAGCCCCGAGCAGAACCTGATCTCCAAGAGGCGTTCGACTATGGGTTGCATAAATAACGAATTCAGGAACCCTCCTATGACAAATCCCCGAATGCTCATCCTGACCGCCCTTGAGCGGCAAATCCAAGAACGGGTGCATTTGCTCGACATTGAGTTTGTTTTGCATGGCAGCGAAAGGACCAAACGAAAAAGCTTCCGAAAGGAGGTAACCGATGCTGTTTTTGCGTTGCGGCACATCCACAACCTCATTCAAAAAGAAACCGCAAATGCAACTTCCGCGGTAACTTCCTGGAGGTAAAAACGGCGCGCAAAATGCTGCGCTAGTTTCCACCTGAAACTAACGCACAATTGGCGCACCGAATTTGCGCGAGTTTGCGTGCTCTGCTTCGCAGAAGGAAACCCGCGCAAAGGTGCGCGGGTATTTCCGGCGCTACGCGCGAAATACTCGCTTCCTTCTGCGAAGGCAGGCCGCAGATGCACCTCGGCGCAATTGGCGCGGCCGGCGCAAAGAAAGAATAAGGTTGTATCGACGATGCCCATGACTCACGTCTGATGGAGTTGTATCTTGCCCCGGCTGACCACCATCTCGATCGACAGCCAGCCGCAGGTCGCCCCGGCGCAATGGTCCGGCGCCTGGGTGCAGTGGCGGCTGGTCGCCGCCTACAGCGTCGAGCGGCGGCTGCCGCGGTTGCGGCGGCGCCCGATCGCCAGCGCCTGGCCGGCTACGGTGGTCGAGTGGGAGGACGTCATCGGCCGCGCCGAGCAAGCGCGCCATGAGGTCTGGCAATCATGGGAGCTGGCCAATGCCGGCGTGTCTGCCGACGAGGTCACGGCGATGGAACAGGCCCACGACTGGCTTAGGGTAATACTCAAGCCCTACCCAACGGAAAGGCTCTGCCTTGCGCAATGGGCTACCGCCATAGCATACGGCCGGTCCGTGCGCCGGCTGCTGGCACAACGCCGCTGGTCGCGATCAACGTTCTACAGGCATGTCACGGCTGGCGCCCACGTCATCGCCCTCGAACTCCAGTGCCAAGGGCAGCCGGTGGTGTGACCGCGCAACAAAAGTACAACATCTTGATTTCACGTGAAACTTCTGGTACCAGCGGGACCAGGGTGAACTGGTGGGGTGGGGTTTCGCGCTCGGAACATCCATTTCGGTGCAGTGTTACTTTCGGGCAACGGAGAAAACACCATGGCAAACCCGAACCCGAACCATCCCGACGATCCAACCCCCACACCGCCGCAGCCAGGCCAGCAGCCGAAGCCAGCGCCGCAGCCTAGCCCAAATCAACCATCCCCCCGCTAGTAGACCGCCGATCCAATCTGCTATGATTTGCGCGGCCGAACGGTGATTGCGTCACCGCCCGGCCACTTGACCTCGAACCGCAAAGGACGGTCCGATGCCCATCGCAGATATTGCTCCGAATTCGTTAGCAAAACCTCAAGTCCAAAAGCTCTACATCGGCAAGACTTTCACCGGCGTGACGATTGAACCGGATGCCCGATGGCCGAACATGTGGCGAGTGCGCAAAGGCGAGCGCCTGTCCGACATGGTCAACCTGAGCCGAGCCAAGGATGCGGCGCTCACTTGGGCACGCCCCAAGGATGCTACAGGTGGCATCATCGGCACCCAGGTCGTCTATTGGCGATAGTACCTAACGAGACTGGAGGCGGTGCGGATGCGATTGTCTGATGTGGCGGCTACCCTACCTAAGGCACCTTAAATGCGACGCATGGGCCACCCATCCCGCTCCTAGGCCTGAAGGTACCAGGGCCAAGGTGAACATCCTCAAATCGGAGCAAAATCGCCAGATACCCAAACCGCCTATGCCAATGGCCACCCGTAAGCACGCCAAGGTGGCTAGCTTTGCCAGCACGGTGCCCAAAGACTTAGCTTTGTTCCTCGCGTCAGCATCACTGCGTTGCTTGGACCAGGCCGGTGCCCCCGCGCGCGAAGTGGCCAATGAGCCTTAAAGCCGGGGGGGGAATCAAAAAAAGGCAGGCCCGGCTCATGTATGACCGGGGCCCCAACTTTCGC